TCAGTCGGCAACGACCTTGCGTCGCTCCGCTTTGTACTGCATGGCCACGGCCGGTGCAGGTTTGGCCGCACCGGTTTCCAGCCACTGGCGCATGCGACTGGCGTCGGCGAAGTGGGTGTACTTGCCGAAGGCATCCAGAATCACCATCGCCACGGGGCGGTTGTCCATACGGGTCAGCAGCACCAGGCAGTGCCCTGCTTCATTGGTAAAGCCGGTCTTGGTCAGCTTGATGTCCCAGTTGCTCTTGTTGACCAGATGGTCGGTGTTGCGAAAGCCCAGCGTGTAGTTAGGCTTGCGAAACGCCACGGTCTTTTCGCGAGTGGTCGACAAGTCGCTCAACAACGGGTACTTGCGCGATGCCAACAGCAGCTTGCCAAGGTCGCGTGCGGTCGACACGTTCAGCGTCGACAGGCCTGTAGGCTCGACATAGCGGGTATGGCTCATGCCGAGGCTGCGCGCCTTGGCGTTCATGGCCTTGATGAAGGCACCATAGCCGCCTGGGTAGTGATTGGCGAGGCTGTTGGCTGCGCGGTTTTCCGACGACATCAAAGTGATCAGCAAGGTCTCGCGACGATCGAGCTGGCTACCCAGGCGGACCCGCGAGTACACACCCTTCATTTCCGGGTTGTTGGCGATGGTCATGGTCAACTGCTCGTCCATAGGCAGTTTCGCGTCAAGCACTACCATGGCCGTCATCAGTTTGGTCACCGAGGCAATCGGCACCACCCGGTCGGCATGGCTTGCGTACAGCTCCTTGTTGCTGTTGAGGTCGATCAGCAGCGCGCTGCCCGAGGCCAGGTGCAGTTTGGCCGGATCGCGCTGAGTCTGGCTCGGCGGCGGCGCAGCGGCAGCGGTAGTTGCGAGGGTCGAAGTTCCAGTGAGCAACAGCAGCAGGCTGAGGATGGACAGAGAAGTTTTCACGTTGAGGCTCACTAAAAGGAGGTATGTCGTTGGCTTTGCAGGGTTTTCCCCAAAAAACCGCTGCATTGTGGAGTATGGCCGAAAGCGTGTCGAATGCCTTATGACTAAAGGGCGCAACGTGAACGAATTTTAATCCTGTACCAATTCTGTACCAATTACGCGCATTTCCAGCTTCGCCAGTTCCGACCAATCATTGGCCGAATTCAACCACTTCGCATAGGTGGTTAGCAGTACCTGAACAGAGTGCCCGAGCTGCCCTGCAATAAAGGCCGGGTTCATGCCCGACATCAGGCACATGGTGGCGTAGGTGTGCCTGCAATTGTACTGTGGCCGAGGCCTTACCTGCCGCCCGGCGATCGCCTCATTGAAGTGGACGCCAGGCGTGTCAGGCCCCTTCATGAAGGGTGATCTACCGGAAGGCTGGAAAACGTAAGGCGAAACTGTGGCCACACGCCGCGTCTGCGTCTCCCTGTCATCGGCGATCTGCCTTGCCTTCGTGAGCGCGGCAAGGGCCCTGCTGTTGAGCATCACTGTGCGGGTGTATTTGGTCTTGGTCCGCTCCATCACCTGGTTCTCGACCACGATTCGGCAGACGTGGGCAGTCCTTTTATCCATGTCGACCTCGTCCCACCTCAGGGCCATGATCTCGCCCGTGCGCATCCCGGTGTAGAACGCAAACTCGTAGAAAGCGGCGAAGACCTGATTGCACCTGGAGAAGTTGGCGTACATCCACTCGATGAGCGTGTCCGCTTCTTCGACTGTGAACGGGTCCACTTGCTTGCGCGTCTTCTGCGGCAACTGGATCGCGGCAGCTGGGTTCCTGTCCACCACTTCGTCGTAGACCGCCGCTCGGAACATTGCCTTGACCCGGGCGATCGCGGCGCGCTTGACGGTCGAACTCTTCCACTCGGTCCTCGCGACTACCTCCCTCAGCACCATCGGCGTGACGGCCTTGATAGGCAGCCTCGCCAGATGCGGCATCCAATAGTTGTTCATAATCCCTTTGTAATTCACCCTAGTGTCGTGCACGACTTCCAGGCTGTTAAGCCAGCTTTGCGCGTACTCCCCGAATGAAATCTCTCTGACTGTCGCGTTGTAGCTTGAACCCGGGAACAGCTCGGCATAGCGCTTCTCGTCCAGCACGCCATGCTTGGCCAGGCTGACTACTTGAGCGCGTAGATCGGCTGCCGCTTTGATCCCCTTGGCAGTTTGGGGGTATGCGAGCGTTTCTGATCGCCGTTCGCCGTTGACCATAAAACGGATGCGGACGGCGTTACCGATGAACTCGACTCCAGTGGGTAACCCCATTCTCCTTCCAGCCACGCTTCATATCTCCTGATGCTGTAGAAAATCCTGCCGTCGACCTTTTTCCAGACCCCTTCGGGGATAACGCCGCGGCATCGTTTGCCCTCCAACGCCCGCTTGGTGGTGCCTACCAGCTCCGCCATTCGGTCTTCGGGCACCTTGTCCGACGCCCAGGCAATCGGCTCTCTTTGTTCATTTTCCATGGGATGGTCTCCACGCCGCCGGTGGCGGCAGGTTGGTGGTCAGTCCAGCTGGTAGTAGACGTAGCAGTTGACGCCCTGGTCCTTGAGCGACCGGCACATGGCCTGCACGCCCGCGTAACGCCGGTTGCCGATACCTGCAAACGGCGCCGAGAGGTGCAGCCCGCGCGGGTGATACGTGCTGGCTGGGTAAACATCGCCAGGCAAGCCTTTGATCAGGCTGGCACGCAACCCGCGCAGTGGGATCACAACACGGTCCAAGTTAGCGCTGCCGCCGTCGTCTTGGCATTCGTTGGCAGCCGCCTTGCCGGCCTCGGTGGCGATCCGGATCTTCTCCGGCAGGGTGGCCAATTCTTCTTTCGTCATGGCGATAGCTCTCCATGCCCGCGCATGTCGGCGGGCTTGAGTTGTAAGGGACAGGGGTTAGGCGCCCTTGAACGGAACGACGTTTTCGAGCTCGCGCTTCACGCCGCCGGCGTCGCGGAAGGCTTTCCACTCGGTATGGTGGGCAGCGCAGTAATGAACGTCAGGGGCAACTTTGGTCGAGCAGTATCGGCACAGGGTGCGATCGCAGGTTTTTCCATCACCAACCGGGTAGTCGCATAGGTTCGCCGAGACATCGCCGCATTCAGCGCAGTGCGGCCCAAGGTCGCCGCAGATATGCCCGCATGGATTGCGGTTTTCGTCGTACAGCGTGTAGCAGCTCATCGCGGCCCCCTGTAGATCAGGTAGGCCATGTAGGCGAGGGCGATCATGGCTTCCACCTCTTGCCTACGCGATACACCATCATCATGTTGTGATGGCGCGGAACTTTGAGGACGTGGTCGAAGAAATCGCCCTTTCCAGAGATAAATCCGGTAGGCACCTTGGTTCCTCCGGCGCCGAACTCACGCCAGCACTCTTCGCCGCCGTTCTTTTCCCAGTAGGCGCGCTCGCGCTTTGGGATTTCATCGTAGGTTTTTTCGAACACGGAGATATCTGGGATATCACAGATCCGGCGCCATGCGGGATTGCGTTTGCACCAGTCTGCGGCATGCTGAGAGGCTTGATCTACAGAGTAGAATTCCTTGGTGCTTTGTTCGGTCACGGCATCACCTCCTTCGGCGGATGAACCGGGCACGGCCAGCGCAGTGAGCCGTCGCCGGATGGGCAGGTGCAGGTCTTCGCTTCGACCAGGTCGGTCATGCTCGCCTCCGCTCGGGGTTGCCGTAGATGTCGTACTCAGGCCGCGCCGGCGGGTACGCCTCTGCCGTCAGCGCTTGGTCTATGGCCGCGCGCAAGTTCTCGTTGTAGTTCTCACCGAGCACGCGCCGGTTTGGCTTGCCCATGTAGTGGCCGATGATCTCGATACCGATGCTGTAATCGCCGTCCATGCCATTGGAATGGCTTTCGAAGCTGACATCCCAGCAGCACGACTCCAGTGCGCTGAGTCGGTCCCGGTCACGCCGCAGCTCGGCCAGCTCGTCGCTGGAGACGATGGTGAAACTGGTCTTCTTCTTGCTCACAGCTCATACCTCTCATCAATCCAGTGCCCAGGCGCCAGTGCGGGTGTAGGTCCTGAATCTTTTTCGTGCGGGGAGAGCTGGCGCTCGTTGCCGGCCTGGTCTGGACCGCGCAGCATCCAATCCGGCAAGCAGGAGAGCCCGGCGCGGGAGTCATCGGAGACCCAGCACGTAACTCCGCGGGCATCGTCGTGCTCGGCGTGCACACCGGAGAACGGGTAGTCCAGTTCGCGCTGCGTGATTTGCTCGGGGGTCATGGGTTCGCAGCCGGCCAGGGTGGCCAGAAGCAGGAGGCAGAGGGCGAGTCGGGTCATGATCTGCTCCCGATCGCTGCGGCAGCCTCAACGATTGCCCGGCGAGTGGCCCGGAATGGATCATCGCCGTGGTAGATGTCGAACTCACCAAAGCGCTCAGCATCCACAACGGTGTACGCGTCCGTGTCGCCGTCGAACGGCTCGACGATGTGGATCTGGATGCCCAGGCGATCACCGCGGCCCATCAATACGGCCACCCGCAGTGCGTCGCCGTCGTTGATCAACGGGTTCCAGTGAGCACGCACACCCGACTGACCCTTCAGGCGGAAAGGCCACTTTGGATCGCGGCAGGTGCATGGTTCAATCTCAAGGCGTGCGGCCTTAGCGGCCAGTTTGAGAAGTTCGAGATCGCGTTCGTCTACTTCGGACACAGGCATTCCTTGGCCGCCATATCGCGGCAATAAGTTGTACAGGTTATTTATTCGGTATAAGAAAAGTTGCCGGTTGTCAGACGCAGTCCGCATATCGGACATTAAAGGTTGTCTGTCGTTGTTGGTTAGATAAAGTTGCTGAGGGAACAACCATTAAAGCGAGTCGAAGGAGGGCGACATGAGGATTCGAGGAAATGTATTTTGGACTTGGGCAGATCCGACCCTCCACCATCGAATGCATGATGAAATACTCGATGACGGGACGGTCATTGACGTCCAGGTGCGCTTGTCGCGTACCGGTAATACGCAGTTGTTTGTTGGCGTGTACGCGGCTTCTGGCATGCCAATCTACGAAGAGGCATACGAGTCAAGGCCCCACGAGTCGATGACTAGGGCCCTTGTCTGGGGAGTAGGCCGAGCTCGTCAGATAGCTGTGGAGGGCGCACCGGCGTCCAGAGTTAGGACTGCATCTAGATAGGCTGGATCGGGTCGGGCGATTCGGTGGGGGCGTTTCGATTACGCTCCTCTGCCTGGCTCATGGTGTCACCACCCGGCGGGCCCACCAGCAAACAGGGCCGTCGTCACTATCGTGAATGGCCAGGCAGAACCAGCCTTCTCCGTCAGGTCGGTTCGGCTCCCAGTAGCTGCAATCCGGATCGCCAGACTCGAAGTAGCGATCTGCGATTTCCTCCGGCGCATCAGTCTCAAGCTCAATCATGATTACCTGCAGGCCTTGCTCGGCAATCCAGGCTTTGTACTTCTCGCCATCACCCTCGTCGAAGTCGGGAAGGTCGGGGTGCTGGAACATGCCGTTTTCGTCGCGCCGGACAATTGCGTGCCGAATCAACGTCTGGCGGTCCAGGCGCTCGATCTCGGCGAGGATCAAGGCTGCGGCTTTGACAAGGTCGCGTCGGCGGTCAGTGCTCGGTTTGAATGTCTTCGCCCCCAAGGGCCATTGGGTGCTCAGCGCCCCGGGATTGCCCGCCAGGCTGGCGTAGGTAGCGCCCGCTTCCGACAGCTCGCCCTTCACATAGCCATCATCGCGATACAGCGAGTAGCCTTCGCCGCTGACCTGCCGCTGGCGCTCGAGCACGACATCCTGCGCCGCTCGGTTGAGGGTGATTCCACTTTTCTCGGGCATGACGATTCCTTGGCCGCCATATCGCGGCAGTGAATAGAGAGGAAAGGTGTTGCAGCGGGGTGGAGTACACTTGTGCTCTTATCTAGGGGGTCGCCTATCAGCTTGATAATCCGCTAATGTGCAGCACCTACTAGTCAGGAGCGAGAAAGGTTGAACAGATGGACTTCGGATAAGGCAATCCGATACGGCTTCACACTGTTGTGGCTATTGGCAGGACTTAGCGCAGTGGTGTGGACGATTGTCGGTTCTGTCGGCTATTGGGCGCGAAAGGGATGGCTCCCGGCAGATACAGCAGGTTGGGCGCAGGCCTTTGGTGCGATTGTTGCCATTGTGGTGGCGATAGCTATTCCTTTTTACCAAAATCAGTTGCAGCTGAGACAGAAGGAAGAGGCCGAGTTGAAGCAGCGGCTAGATGGAATTAATGCTACCTTTGCTTTGATGAACCATTTTTGCGGAACGTTCAGGCAGTTGATTTTCGTCATCAGCCGCCATCCTCATTGGTCATCCCCTGCTCGTAAATCGATAGCGCATGAGCTAAAGCAGTCAGCCGCGATGCTCCGCGAAATTCCTGTTACAGCACTTTCCAATGAAATGGTTCACTTTCTAGTCGGCTTGCGGGAAGTTAGTAACTATGGGGAATTTATAGCAGAGACTCTGAATCAGTTTCCCGAGCCCATAATTTCTGAAGACACTGTCAAAAGAATTAAAGGCCAATCCAAGTTGATTGATAAATGGATGGAAGAACTTGGCGAGCTTGATGACGATGTTAGGTATCGATATCAACTCATCCGGAACTAATTAAGGCCTCGATTACTCTTTGCCCGGCGATTGGCGGTACTGCGTTGCCGGCCATGTGCATGGTAAGTCGGTGGTTGTCTGGTCGTAGGGTGTCAGCTGGGAACGACATCGCGGCCAGGCCTCGCTGGCGCTGAGCATCCGCATGCGGTCACCGTCGACCAGCGCCCAGCGGTCTAGGGTGGTGATGGTGCCGATCGGGCGAGCTGTATAGCGGCCAGTGAGGCCTGAACCTTTGCCGTAGTAGGGCATGATGAACCGGTCGCCGAAGCGCGCCCGCCCATTACGCACTCGGTCGAGCGTGGCCTGGGCCCGGCCGGGCTTCTCGATCTGCGACCAGCGCCCGGCGTTGAAGTCCAGGAAGCTCGCGGCTGGTACGTGCTGGCGCTGCTGTAGGTTGAGCATCAGCGGTGCTTTGCTGCGAGTGATCACCAAGAATAGGCGCACCCGGTGTTGCGGCACGCCGAGGTCAGCACAGTCCACTACATGCGGCGCGACCTGGTAGCCCAGCGCCTGGACTGCGGCCAGCCATGCCGGGTAGAGCGCCCAGTCGGTGAACTCAGCCACGTTCTCGACCAGCCCCGCTTCCGGCCGGTAGAACTCCAAGGCCCACACGACTGCCCAGGCTGTCGATCGAGATGAATCGTGCTGCGGGTTGCCCGATGCCTTGCCGCGGGCCTTCGAATGGCCCTGGCAGCATGGCGAGGCTAGCAGGATGTCGTGTGCCGGCACCTGATCCCAGCGCGCCTGGTGCAGGTCCTGGCATACGTGCTGCGTGTCGGGGTGGTTGGCGCTGTGCCATTCAACGGCTACCGGCCAATGGTTTGCCGCCCAGAGAACCTGGACACCTGCGGCGCGCGCGCCGGTGCTCCATCCGCCGAGGCCGGCGAATAGATCAATTGCTGTTGTCATCGATGTTGCTCCCCACGATGCTGGCATAATGGGCTTTCACGTACTGTGGCGAGGCTCTATGAGAAAGGATTGGGTTGTAAGTATCGGCTGCATTTCGTTGTTCGCCGCAGGAGCTATCTGGGGCGCCACACTTAGAGGTGTTGGTTTTTTCAAAGTCAATAATATTCATGAATTTGCTGAGACCTTAGCTGGTTTTGCCACAGTGCTTGGTGTCGTGCTAGCGATAACTGAATACAGCTCGTGGAAAGCTAGAGCATTGGCGCAGGCGGATCACGAGCTATCAAAAAAGGCGCTTGCAATCATTCGCGCATATGAGCCACAAGCGCTAGATATTTTCCTCATGGCAAAAACTCTTGCGAAGAACATGTACTCTCAAGTCAGGTTTAGAAATCAGCCGGTTGAGCATGTTGAGCGGGTGAGAGAAAATCTGAACATGTTTAAGAAATATCATTCTGACATCTGCGCATTAGCTTTGGAGTGTAGAGATTCTTGGGGGGGAGATGTGTGGGATAGTTTTGAAGAAATATTTTCCTTTACTAATCAGTGTAAGATGGTTGTTGAATTATATTTGCGTTGGTCTAATGAGGAGCTTAAGGATGCTGTGCGAGATAACATCGCTGAAAAGGGTGTCGCCACATTTGATGTGATTAGTATATTTATTGGAGAGGGGAAGGAGGCGGTGGAATCTCATTTGCGGGATAGACTAGAAATTCTCATGAGCAAAATAAAAGCGAAGCAACTAACTATTTAAGTTGATCTTGGCGCGTTCAGGTTTAGCTAAGCCGGCAAAGCTACGAGGAGTTCGCTAGATCCCGGCCGGGGCAGGAGCGCCATGCTCTTGATCGACAGGCGCCGCCCTCGCCGGGGAGGCGTTATCGTTGAATACGGGAAGGCGCTCGCCGGCAGCGCGTGTCAGGCGGCTTTGCGTTGCTGAAAGATTTGCTGGCGCGCAGCTTCAAGCTCGCTTGCCATGATCTCCTTGGCGCCTTCGACCTGGTCGCCGTCGTTGCTGAGCTTGAATCCGAGATGCAGGTACACGGTGCCCTCCAGCTCGAAGAACACGCCGCCGCTGAGCCAGATCGTTCCCCAGTCGAGGCCAATGGCCTTCCATGTGTCATCGGCGCTGATCCGTGCCGGGCAGTGCTCGAGCCAAAGAGCCTTGAGTCGGTCATGCTCAGCCTTGATTGCAGGCCTTGCCTCCTTGGCGGTGCCCTTGGGAATTTTCGCGGCGGTTCGCAGCGATCTGTAACCGTGGTCATCCGGCCGACACCAATGCACATCCAGATCCCGGCTGGCGCTGATCTTCACACCGCCGACGTACTTGTCGTTTCCGCTGTACATCGGTGAGCCTGGCCCGCCGAAGATCTTGGTCATCGCCTCGAGCTGGAAGTGGAAGGCCTTGAGTTTCTCATCCCAGGCGCGCACCGCTTCGAGCACGGCCGGGGAGGTGGTCTTGTAGTGGTAGCTGGTGCTCATGGCTTTCTCCATGCATGCGCCGCCCTCCGTGGCCGGATGCGGCATGGTGGCATTTTAGTTTAGGATGAGGTATTAAGTGCTACTTAAAAACTGAAATGGACTGAGTCTATGAAAGACTATGTTATGAAATGGATTGCGTTGGTTAAGAAGGACTTCAGTTTAAGGATCCTGGTTTTAGCTGGTTTTTTTGCAGCTCTAGTTGTCCTCGGTTATACGATTAATTTTTTTGTTTTTAGTGGTGAAGGTCAGGACGTATGGGGTCAGTTTGGTGACTACGTTGGAGGTATACTCAATCCTATATTGAGTTTTATGGCCCTAATTGCTGTGGTTAGAAGCCTTAAGTATCAGTCTGATGAAGTTAAATCTGCTCGATCGGAAGCGAATGCCGCGATAGCGATGCAGCAGGAACAGACCGCAATTTTCAAGCAGCAAAGCTTCGAATCCGTCTTTTTTGGTCTTACTGATCTGCACTCGAAGAGCTTGGACATGATGGAGTACGCTGGAGATGGCAGGCTTTACAAAGGGATTCCTGCTATCCAAAAGCTGGCAGATAATTTCAATGTGGATCGAATTGATTGGCATCCAGTGTTGTTGAGGGTTATCAACATAACAACTAGGGATAGGCTTCCTGTATTTAAGGAGCATGCTAATGCCTTTCTTAAAAAGGTTCAGGACGGAGGTGTTAGGTATTTTACCGTTCTTGAGCAGCTGTTGTCGTACGTGGATAGCTGCGATTTGCCTGACCCAAAACTAAAGCAACGGTACGTCTTGATAGTGAAGTCGATGCTAACTCCAGCTGAGGTAGAGTGCGCATTGATTTACTGTCTAAGCGATGACGGTGGAAAGCTTAAGGATTTAATGGAGCGTTATTCTATGTTTTCTGTCGCTCCGAAGAGAACGGGAGACGCCCATCTGCGAAACTGTAGTCTTCTTAAGTGGTAGATTTTATTACAGATACTCCTCGATCCTGAAGCCGTCAGATGGATGTGCTGCTGCCGCCGGCCGAGCCGGACGGGTTCAGTGATGTGTTACATGCTGCTTTCTGCTGGTTCCAGGCGCCGACTGCAGCGAAGACCTTCGCGGCTTGCGCCTCGTCGAGCGTGATGTCTGCGGGTATGGCGATCCACCCGGATGCTACGAGGTGGTTCGGGTTGGCCTGTCCGCGCAGATCGAGATAGGTCGCCTCGATGACGTCGGTCAGATGCGATGCCAGGTAGTTGCCGTCAGGAGCTACCTCTACCGATTTGCAGTACTGCTCGCCATTGGGCCTCTCGCACATCATGCTGAGGTAGATGGTCCAGCGATGCGGTATGTCGCACACGGCGTCCACCAGCTGCTTCAGGCGGATCTGCTTGAGGTTCTTCCAGTTCAGCAGCACCTGCTGGCCGCTCGGATCGATGTTGACCACGGCTGCGTGATTGGCACCTACCAGCGCGCGGCAGTTGCGCTCGAGCCTGGCGCGCATGTTGTGTGGCTTGCGCTTGCTCATTGCAGGCCTCTCTTGCTGGCGGCGCCTGCCTCCATCGCTGAGGCGAAACGCAGAGCGGCCTGATAGCTGAATGCGAAGCCCAGCACCGAGTCGGTGGCCATATCGACCACATCCCAAGCCGGTCCTTTGCTGACCACCTGGTAGCTCGGCGCGCCGATCTTCGCACGGGTCTCAGCCGGCAGCGTGCGGCTGTACTCGAGAAGAGCCGCGAGCACAGCCAGCTTTTCCTGAAACGCAGGATGCATGATGGTTTGCATGGGTGATCCTCGGTGGGTCAGGCGTGAAGTTCGAAGGCCTCAGCCCTGCGAACGATTCGAACTTGGGCGGTGCGCCGCTCGGGCGCTCGGCGATCGCGGCGAATAGGGTCGCCGTCGTTTACTGCTGAGTGCATGGCCATGATCCCGACCAGCAGGATGCAGAGCGGGCTGATGATCTGGCGTTTCATGGCCTCGGCCACTGCTGCGGCGCGGCGTGAGGCGCCAAGCTTCAACATGGCGTCGCCGATGCGCTTCTCTACACCGCTTTCACTGATGCCGAAGTGCCTGGCAATTTCCTTTGTGGTGAAGCCCTGGGCTACATCGAGGATGCATTGCAATTCACGTGGCGCCAGGCCGCGGCCAAGATGGCCTATCCATGCGCCGATAGTGATCGTGTCCATGATTGATCTCGGGTGTGGTTTCCCGTCTGGCCCTGTAACCAAGGCCAGCCAGTGAAACCTGCCGCGACCCGCTACTGGCGTCAGTTGCGCGGCAATCTTCGAGTTGTTCCTCCAGCCGCGGGCCTTTCGGCTTGGTCTCCCGCTGGATAACTGCATTGGCGCTTTACGCTGCACGCCCGGGGCAGTTGCCACCCCTCTGGACAGTTGAGGCCTGTCCATCGCTGCCTTTGAGTTGACCGGTTTCTATCCGGCGATGGAGTGAATCTACAACCATTGGTTGGATGTCGCAAGCCATAAGTTGTAGTTCAGTGCATATTTTCGTCTGCCTAGCCATGCGGAAAGTGGTAGCTCATTGATTGGGCAAAAAAAATCCTGCCGATTGGCAGGATCTTGTGGGCTTGATTATTCAGTGTTGTCTCAGGCTAGCGAGCGTACATAGCCCACCAGAAGACGTGCCCGATGATTTGCAGCTGTAGATCGTGCATCTGCTCGAAGGTGTAATCCTCGTCGGGATGGTCATCGCGATTGAAGCTTCTCAGCCGCAGCCCTGTCGGCAGGCGAAACACCTGCTTCACCCGGAGTTGCCCGCCGTGATTCACCGCATAGAGGTCGCCGTCGATGATATCGGCAAGCCTCGTTTTACCGAGATCGACACCGACTGTGGCTCCATCTCGAAGCACGGGGGTCATGCTGTTGCCTCTAACGGTCACGCATCGAGCCTGGGCGGCTTGTACGTGGTTTTCCCTCAGTTTCTTTTTCGGGAATCGCAGGCTTTCATCAGTGCTTTCTTGGATGACAAAGCTTCCTGATCCGGCAGACAGCTCGACCTCTTTCAGGAAGGAAATCTCGACCTCATCTTCATCCAGAGGGGTAGCTTCATCCCACGCATCAATGTCGGATAGCTCCGGCGCTTTCAGGGCATCGGTATCGCCGTTTTCGCCTTGCAGCAGAAAGCCAACAGTGGTCCCAAGGATGCCTGCTAGGGCCGTCAACTTTGCATTTCTTGGAGTTGATTTACCCGCCTCCCATTTCTGGACTGCTTGGGCGCTGAGCCCCAAGCGGCGGGCAAGCTCTGACTGGCTAAGGCCTGCAGCCTCACGTTTATGCGCTATGCGCTCACCAATATTTTTCATGCGTCAATCATACAAACAATGGTTGTAGGTGTAATTGCGAATATTGGTTGTAGGTATCTACATGCATGGGGTAACCTTTGGTTGTAGCTGTAACTTTGAGGTGGGTATGACCCAGACAGCAATTCAGAAGGCTGCATCCGCCGCCGGCGGCCAGTCGGCGCTTGCTAGGTCTCTCAAGGTTACGCCCCAGGCAGTGCAGAAAATGTGCGCTACCGGGCGCGTGCCTGCCGAGAGGGTGCTGGATATCGAGAGGTTAACCGGCATTCATCGAACCGAGCTTCGACCTGACATATACCCAGAAACGCCAGCGGTACTGGGTGGCAACGAAGCGAAGTATGCGTGACCTGGCCTAGCGCCGGTAGTGCGAACGTCCTGCTGTTCAAGCATCCAGTGCTCAAACAGCAGGCGAAAAAAAACCGCCTGGCAGGGCGGCTTTCTCTACAGCTTCAAACGAGATCAAAGCATGACAAACATCGTCCAACTTGACAAGTCCAGGGGGTTCACCCGGATGGACAACCAGCTCATGGATGGCTTGCTTGCCATCGATCTCCCTGCTCGGGAGATGAAGATTGTGCTGTACGTGGCCAAGGCCACCATCAACTTCGGTGCGGGCGCCCAGCGCATCCCGGCTACCGACATCGCGAAAGCCATACATGCCCACCCGGACACTGTGTCAAAGGCTATCTCCAGCCTGTTGCGGCGCCGTGTGTTGTTCCGCGACGGCGGTGCTCGGGGTGACATCGGCGTGAACGATCCGAAAGACTGGGTGTACGTTGATCCGAAACAGACCAAAACAGCCGAGTCGGCTCAGGTGGTCCGAATCGGCGAAGAGTCGAAACAGACCAAAACCGCCGAGTCCCTTCTTTATTCTAAGAATCTAACCCCCTATGTAAATCTTCCTACGGAAGATATTACATGCCCCCCCAGCGATGAACCGCCGGCGCCGGCTAAGGCTGACCGCAAGGCGCCGTTCGGGAAGGTCGCCATGCTGGCCGGCAACCCGCATGGCTTGGACGAATCACTGATCGCTGATTACCTCGTAGTCCGCAAAGCCGCCAAGGCCCCGGTGACTGCCAGGATCTGGGCCACCCTGAACTCCAAGCTCGAGCAGTGCAAGGCGTTCGGAATTCAGCCTGCCCAGGCTCTGGAGATCGCCGTCGAGAACGGTTGGCGAGGCTTCGAAGTTGAGTGGGTGACCAAGCGCATCGGCGCCCAGTTGCCTGCCAAAGCCAGTCCCAACAGCCGCCACCACGGCTTCAGCGACCGCGACTACACCGACGGCCTGACCGAACTCGAGGGGGGCGTATATGCGATCTGAATCGGTGATCACCATGTCCGACGTGCGGAATGCCGCCGGTTTCCGTGTCCAGCCTGCACACTGCGAGCATCACGGCGACTTCGAGCAGCGCGTGAACGTGCTGATGGGTCGCGAAATCGTAGGTCGTTGCCCTGAGTGCGAGAAGGCCGCCATTGCCGAGCGAGAGGCGAAGCAGCAGGCCGAGGAAACCCGCCTGAAGCGCGAGGCCATGACCCGCAAGCTGGGTTCGGCGCTGATCCCGAAGCGCTTCGCCGACCGCACTCTGGCCAACTATCGCGTTGAGCACGAAGGGCAGCGCAAAGCCCTGGCCTACTGCACGCGCTACGTGGCCGCTTTCGAGGAAATCGAGCGTACCGGGCGTTGCCTGATGCTGCTTGGCCAGGTCGGTACCGGCAAGACCCACTTGGGTGCCGGCATGGCCAACGACTTGATGCGAAACACGTCAGCGGCAGCCGTCTACCGGACCGTGGGTGCGATCCTGCAAGCCATCCGCGCGACCTACGACCGCAACAGCGAGCAGTCCGAAGCTGACATTCTGGCGAGCCTGATCGAGCCTTCGCTCCTGGTGCTGGATGAGGTCGGCGTGAGCAAGGAGCAGCCGAGCGAATTTGAGCTGACCACCCTGTTTTCAATCATCAACGGCCGTTACGAGCAGATGCGCCCCACTGTGGTGATCTCCAACTTGGAGCCCGGCCAGCTGCGGCACGCCATGGGCGAACGCTGCTACGACCGTCTCCGCGAGGGTGGCGGGGTGGTGGTGCCTTTCGAGTGGGAATCCCACCGCGGCAAGGAGTCGGTATGAGCACGCTCCTCGCTCCTGATCCGTCCACCTACCGCTACGCCCTCTACTGCCAGAGCCACCTGATCGGGTTATCCGACGCTCCCGCGCCGCCCATTGCGCTTTATGGCAGCAGGGAGATTGCTACTGCCCACGGCAAGCTGCTGTGGCCGAGCACTTACCTCGTTATTGATCTTCATGGAGAAGACAGCCCATGCGGCAATCGAAACTGACCAAGGCCGCGCGCGGTCGGGAGTGCCAGGTGCGCATCCCAGGCGTTTGCAACGGCAACCCTGAAACGACCGTTCTGGCTCACTACCGCATGGCTGGCACCTGCGGGGTCGGCTCCAAGCCTCATGACCTACAGGGTGCCTGGGCCTGCAGCGCCTGCCATGACGCATGCGATGGGCGCAGCAGGGCGATCGACAGGGACACTGCCCGTCGTTACCACGCCGAGGGCGTCATGCGCACCCAGGCTTTGCTGATTAGCGAAGGCGTGGTGGCTGCATGAGTGACTTGACGCTCCCGTGGCCGCCGGCCGCATGCAGCCCAAATGCACGGTTGCACTGGACCAAAAAAAGCAGGGCGGCCAAGGCCTACCGTGCAGCCTGTCATCTGCTGACCAAGCAGGCAGGCGTCCAAGCGCCGCAAGGTGATGCTCTGCTAGTGCTCGAGTTCGTGCCGCCCGACCGCCGCCGTCGTGACGACGACAATCTGTTGGCGATGTTCAAGGCCGGTCGCGATGGTTTGGCCGACGCCCTAGGCATAGACGACAACGTGTTTTCCACCCAGATCGTGGTGAGCAAGGACACTATCAAGGGCGGCGCCGTTCGCGTTCGCATCCATGCTATCGAAGGCGCAGTAGCATGAGCGCAACGCGAGCGGTGAAGTTGAGCGAAGCCGAGGTGCGCAGACAGGCTGCCGACGTGTCAGTGCGTGATCTGCGTGACCCGCGTCACCCCGGCCTGTACCTTCGCTTCTGGACCGGTCGCGAGCGCGGCACCTGGCACCTGGTCTCCGGCAAGCGTTGGGAGCCGATTGCCCACTGGCCGGAGCTGAGCGTTGCCGATGTGCTGGCCGAGCTTCCCGCGCTGCGCAGGCGGGTAATGCGCGACCCTGAGGCGCCGGTGGCGGTTTCCGGCATGACGACTGTGGGTGAGCTGCTGGACTGGTATGTCGATCGGATGGTGGACGATCGCTCGCTGTCCTCCAAGCGCAAGGCCGGCGCCCGTTCTGCCGTGGTCCAGCACCTGCGTCCGCGACTGTCCGGCCTGGCCTTTGCCGAGGTGAGCGCCGAATCGCTGGACAAGCAGCTGATGTGGCCGTGCCAAGCCAATGTCTCGCTGTCCTACCTGCAGCAGATCTTCGCGCTGCTGCTGATCGCTTTCCGCCAGGCGCACACGCTCGGCATGATCGCTTGCAACCCCATGGCCGGAATGCGCTTCAAGGACTTCACCAAGGCCCGGATTCGTCCAAAGGCTGCGCGACTGCGTGACGTGCAACTGCCCGAGCTGATGCAGCAGCTGGCCCAGGCATTCGAGCGTGCTCCGGGTGGCGCCATGCTGGCCCTGATGATGCTGGCCCACGGCACCCGGATCGGCGAGACCCGTATGGCGCGCTGGGCGGACATCTCGCTGGCCGCGTCCGAGTGGTTCATCCCAGCAGCCAACACCAAGACCCGCACCGAGCACCGCCTGCCACTGACCGGCCAGCTCAAGGCCCTGCTGACCCGCTACCGGGCCATGCAACAGAGCCAAGGCTACAGCGGCGCCTACCTGTTCCCGAATCGTCGAGGCCTGCCGCTGAGCGAGACTCAGGCCAGCAACGTATTCACTCGGCTGGGGCAGGGCGCGTGGACCAGTCACGACCTGCGCAAAGTCTCCCGCAGCACCTGGACCGACCTCGGCATCGACGGGCACATCGGCGAGATGCTGCTCAACCACACGCTCGGCAAGATCGCCAGTACCTACATCCACACGCAAGCCATGCAGCAGCGCCGGGCAGCCTTGGAGAAGTGGCACGGCTGGTTAGACAGCATCGGCTTTTCCACCATTCACGGCCTTACAGAGACCTTATTTGAATTTTCACAGAATCGCGTGCAGCCCACGGCTGGCAAGGCTCCAAGCGGTCTTACTGAATTTGTTACTAGCGAGGATTCGAAGTGACAAGAAAGAGCCATGGCCCTGCCTTCAAGAGGGCTGCGATCAAGTTGGCTCAGTGCCCTTTGTGCCGTGGGAGATCGGTCTCTCAGGGCGTGTTTCACGAACTGCCATGCGACCACTGCAATGCCTCGGGCTTTGTGGCGGCTGCAACCGGCGAGGCCTTGGCCCTGGATGAACTGGTGACCCAGCTCAGCATGAGGCTTCGAGCAGCGCTCCGGCAGATCGAGCAGTTGAAGAATCCTCAGGCATCCGGGCCTGAGGCGACATATCAGGGAAGCAACCGGCGCGGCGCCGGCGGCACCAACCACACCGGGGATTGAGGGGGAAGGACATGAAAAAGCGAACCTACGTAGACAAGGCCCTTGGTGACACCGCGTACATGCTCGAGCAATGGGGCTGGTGGCGCATGGATGGCATGGGCGTGCCTCAGTACGTATGCCCGCTGTATGCGCTTATGAGGGAGCACGCCCCAGCGGAAGGAGGACTTAAGCAATACGTGATCACGGACGACCTAGCACTTGCGGTGGACGGCGCCGTAGCCAGGCTGAATAAGCGCAACCCGCAAATGGGCGGCTTCGTCTGGCTGTACTTCGGTGCTAAATGGCCGGCGCTGCGGATCGCCCGCGAGAACAAGATGAGCGAAGCCAAGGCCCGCGAGCTGATCAACACTGGAGTGGCCTGGATCGATTGCGCGCTGGAGCAATTGCGCGAGGCTGCATAAAAAGCTTTCCGCGCGGATAAAGTCCTGGTTTCATAGCAGCGTGTCCAGCTTGCAAGCAACGCGACACAGACGAACCCCGACCATTGTGTTGGGGTTTTTGTTGCCCAGTTGGCAGCCTGCCATGTAACGTCATCCCGGCAGAATTCACATATGAGGGATGCAAATTGGAAATCGATTGGAAGCTGAGCCGGGACATTCTTGCAACGCTGAATGAGTTAGTGCCCTCTACCAGGCAAGACATTGACTCCGGCGGTCTCTATAACGAGATGAAGGCAAAGGGCTTGAAGCTTGGGCATACCCCCTATTTCCTGCTAACTATCGATGCACTGGTCAAAGACGGCTTCATCATCTCTGCAGGGGCAGTCGGAGAGGAGGATGGCTTCCCGCACCCTCATCACTTCATGAAAGGCTTGACGGAGAGCGGGAAGCAGAGACTGAAGACTCTCTACAGCTAGCGAAGAATGTCTAACCGCAGCCGCTTTACTTATTTCTAGGCTCACCTGTTGGTGGGCCTTTTCTTTTTCTTGGAGCAATTGATGGACCCGACCGACTTCGGCCCAGGCACAGCCACCTGGCTGGGCGGCACGGGCACAGTATTGCTGGGCGGTTTCTTGTGGTTGAGGAAGTTCCTCTCAAAGGATGCCGCCGACCGCGCTATGGACAACGCAGATATTGGCACCGTCCGCCGCTTGAATGAACTGCTCGACTCCGAGCGTGAAGCTCGAAAGCTGGCTGAGGCGCGAGCTGACCAGTTTGCCAAAGAACGCAACGACCTGATGGCTACTGTTGGCCGGATGGAAGGAAAGATCGAATCGCTGACCACTCAGGTAGCCAGCCTTACAGAGCGGGTGACGCTGCAAAGCGACGAGATCGCCCGCCTGCGCATCAAGCTGGGAGGTACTACCTGATGGACAAGTGCGCAATCCAATTCATGGCCCGCCATTGGTGGCGACGTGTCGAAGTGTGGTTCATCGCCATGCTGCTGGTGACCGGCGGGGTCTTCTTCGGCTTCCAGCTCGGACAGTGGGCGTTGGCAGATTCCTACCGGCAGCAGGTCGCCGAGATCCGCGCCGCCTACGACGAGGCCACGCTGCAACGTGACCATCGCCTGGATGAGCTGACCCGGAAGACCAGTACGGCAGCCGAGAAGGCAACCAAGGCGGCGACCACCGCGACCAAGGCAGCCGACAAGGCTGATGAGGCCCTCAATCGGGTATCGCCGTAACCTCGCCGTTCTGACCATTCCTGCGAGCGCGGCACTCGGTCACGGCGAGCATGATCGCTGCAGTCAATCCCGGCATGAGAAATGTGAATAGGATCGTGAGATCCCAGCTCATTGCCGCGCTGCATGGGAAGGCCCAGAAAGTGGCGACAATGACTGACGCGATAACTCGCCAGTCACGTGGGTGCCTGGGCTTGCTCGCCATTGCGGCTGCATAGGCTTTCCAGCACCCCCATAGGCTCGGTACAGAGATGGCGATTATCGTCACTGGCAAGGCAAGCTTCTCCATATAGACGATGGCTATGACCAAATAGATTAGTCCCCAGAGGAAGATCAATGTCACTGGAGCGATTCCGGCGAGCGCACCGAGCGTGAGAGCAATACGAATTTTGGTTAGTTTGGTCATCCCGATCCCTGTGAAGTAATTCCTTCGCGCATAGCATAAGTGCACCGCACCACGAAATCGACATGCGCCATTTCGTGGCGCGAGGTGAGCGAATGCCCCACGTGACAGCAACGATCGTCTGCCGGCATCGCCGGTGGCTGAAGTACTACCTGGCCGGCGTCCTGCTCATGTCCCATGTGACTGGTCGCGATCCTCACCTTGGGCGAGTGATGCGCTGGATAGAGCGCGGCACCGTGATCGAGGTGCGCTGATGGCCAGGCTCAAGACGCTCGGATCGCGCATCAAGGAGAGCACAGGGTCACGGGTCAAGGTGGTCACACCTGGCAGCTGGCGGAGCGGCATGACCAGCTCCCAACGTGGCTATGACTACCGGTGGCAGAAGGCGCGAGAGCAGTACCTGCGTGACAACCCGCTGTGCATCTACTGCGAGCGGAACGGCCGCACAACTGCGGCCAGAGTCGTCGACCACATCGTTGCTCACCGTGGAGACATGGTTCTTTTCTGGGATCAGACCAACTGGCAGAGCCTCTGCAAACGTTGCCACGACTCCGTCAAGCAGGCCGAGGAGGCTGCGGGGCTGGGTAGCTGAGGCGACTGCGGATCGTCGAAACCCGGTGGAGCTACAAAGAGGCATGCCAGTGACGTGCCGCAAAAGGGGTAGGGGGGTTAAAAGCTAAGATTTCTCAGCTAGCTAGACCGCCTCCGATCCCACGTACAGATTTTTTTCCCCCACAGGATTTTTGTTAAATGGCTTTAACATCCCGAAAGCGTGCCTTCGTCGCTGCGCTGAGGGAAGGTGCGTCCAAAAAAGACGCAGCGATCGCCGCCGGTTATTCAGAGAAGACGGCGTCTGCAGCCGGATCCAGGGTCGCGAAGGATCCAGATGTAGTGGCCGAGTTGCAGAAGCTACAAGCGCTTGGGCTGATAGCGTCAGATGTTAAAGAAAATGTTAAAGCGGGCGTTAACAAAAAGCCCTCGGCTACCACCGCTCCGTTGGACAAGCCAGAGGGCGAGAATGACGCCGGAAGCGTGGAGGGGGAGTGGCAACCTGCGGGTTTCGATCTCTCTGCTGCGCTTTCACACAAGGATCCGAAAGACTTTTTGCTTGCTGTGATGAATGACCTGGGCACTGACGCAAAATTGCGCGTCGACGCTGCCAAGGCGCTGATGCCCTTTGTTCATCCCCGCAGAGGTGAGAGCGGCAAGAAAGAGCAGGCAAAGGACAAGGCCGCTGAAGCAGCAACAGGCAAGTTCGGCGCGCGGCGCGGCCCGCTTCGGTCGGTGAAATGATGCAGTGGACAACCGCATGCCCCGATTGGGAGAAGCGAATTGTTGCCCGGCAGAGCCTGATCCCCTTCGAGCCGCTGTTCCCCTCGGAAGCTGAGGAGGCACTTGAGGTGTTCGGCGCTCTGCGGATGGTCGACGCCACCGGCAGCCCGTTGATGTCCGAGACTGTGCGCGACTGGGTAAACCAATTCGTTGCGGCGATCTTCGGTGCTTACGACCCAGATGAGGGCCGGCGCCTGGTCAGCGAATTCATGCTTCTGATCAGCAAGAAAAACGGCAAGTCGACAATCGCTGCCGGGATCATGCTGACTGCACTGATCCTCAACTGGCGACCGTCAGGTGAATTCATCATCCTGGCGCCCACCAAGGAAATCGCTGACAACTCCTACATCCCAATCCGCGACATGGTTCGGGCGGATGAGGAGCTGTCGGCGCTGCTTAAGGTCCAAGATCACCTGCGCACCGTTACGCACCATCAGACCAATGCAACACTCAAAGTGGTGGCAGCGGACAGTGAGACGGTGTCGGGCAAGAAGGCCATTGGCGTATTCATCGACGAACTCTGGGTGTTCGGCAAGCGAGCCAATGCCGAAGCCATGCTTCGCGAAGCCACTGGTGGTCTGGCATCTCGTCCTGAAGGCTTCATCATCTGGGCTACCACCCAGTCCGATGCACCGCCGGCCGGCGTGTTTCGCCAGAAGCTCATGTACGCACGCAAGGTGCGAGACGGCGAGATCGTCGACAAATCGTTCCTGCCGGTGCTGTACGAGTTTCCTAAGGCGATGCTCGATGCTGGAGCGCATCGTGAGGTCGGCAATGCATACATCACCAACCCAAACCTTGGACTGTCGGTTGATGAACCGTTCATTGAGCGTGGTTACGCCCAAGCGCAGATGGACGGCGAGGAGTCGTTCCGAGGCTTCCTGGCCAAGCACCTCAACGTCGAAATCGGCCTGGCGCTTCTGTCTGACCGCTGGGCAGGCGCGGACTTCTGGGAGCAGCAAAGTTCGGACCTCTGCAAAACGCTTGAGGATCTGATAGCGCGCTGCGAGGTCATCGATATAGGCGTCGACGGTGGCGGGCTTGACGACCTGCTGGGGTTCGCCGCGGTGGGTCGAGAGCGTGAAACTCGCCGCTGGCTGGTATGGACCCGCGCATGGGCCCACCCCTCAGTGCTGGAGCGCCGCAAGGCCGAGGCACCTCGCATCCGAGACTTCGCCAATGACGGCCACCTCCGGCTGGTTGAGAGGATCGGCAACGACATTGATGAAGTTGCCGAGCTTGTTTCACAGGTTGAGGTCTCCGGGCTGCTGGATAAGGTGGGCCTTGATCCGGCGGGGGTGGGTGCGATCTTGGATGCACTCGAATTTGCCGGCATCCCGCGCGAGAAGATTGACGGTATCTCGCAAGGTTGGCGGCTTGGCGGTGCAATCAAAACGGCGGAGCGAAAGCTGGCCGAAGGCACCTTGCTGCACGGTGGTCAGCCGATGATGGCTTGGTGCTGCGGTAATGCGAAGGTCGAGCCCCGCGGCAACTCGATTCTGATTACAAAGCAAGCAAGCGGCTCAGCGAAGATTGACCCGCTGATGGCGCTGTTCAACGCCGTGACACTGATGGCCCTGAATCCTGCGGGCCAAGGTGGCATGGACAACTTCATGGCTGGCATTCGGGATCCATTGATCGCATGAGCGCATTCCACTACTTCATCTCCAGTGCCCTGGTTGCCTTCTGCCTAGCCTGTGCAGGCGTCTGGATGCTGGTCGGCACAGGCTGGGCGCTGCTGACGGGCGCTGTCAGCTTTTTCTGCATCGCCGCCTTTATCCGCCGAGGTCTCACCGATGGTTAAGACACTGTCGCAAGCGCTGGGCGCTGCAGCGGTAAAGCCCAGCGCGAGTATGGGAGAGTGGGTTGGCAAGAAGATTCGCCTTTCGGACGGCGGTTTCTGGAGCAGCTTCTCGGGGGGGCAATCAAGTAGTGGTAAAGCCGTCACCGTCGATAAGGCCATGCGTCTCTCAACGGTGTGGGCATGCGTACGAATCATCTCCACCTCGGTCGCCGGTCTACCACTGAGCATCTACAAGCGCATGCCTGACGGCAGCCGAGAGAGCGCTCGGGACTTTCCATTGTACGACGTAGTGCACACCAGCCCGAATGAGGACATGGCAGCGTTCCACTTCTGGCAGTCGGTAGTCGCGTCCATGTTGTTATGGGGCAATGCTTACTGCGAAATCCATCGCTCCGCTGGCCGGGTCATTGCGCTGGATTTTCTGATGCCATCGCGGGTTGACCCGGAATATGACAATGATGGCCGCCTGAGGTACTGGTTCAGGCCGCGCAAAGGCGCTCGCCGGGAGATCCAGCCTCAGGACATGCTGCATATTCCCGCGTTCACCTTGGATGGCCGCGTCGGGTTGTCTGCCATCAGGTATGGAGCCGATGTCTTCGGGTCCGCAATGTCTGCTGACGATGCGGCCAACAACACGTTCAAGAACGGCATGATGCCTACCGTTGCATTCTCGGTGGACAAGACGCTGAACCCAGCGCAGCGCACCGAGTTTAGAGAGTATGTCCAGACTGTATCTGGCGCTCTGAACGCAGGTCGCAGCCCCGTGCTCGAGCAGGGCGTCAAGCCAGAGATGATCGGCATCAACCCTGCCGACGCTCAGCTGCTCGAGTCGCGCGGGCACAGTATCGAGGAAATCTGCCGCTGGTTCGGCGTGCCGCCCTGGATGGTCATGAAGACCGACAAGGGGAGCAACTGGGGTACCGGCCTTGAGCAGCAGCAAATCGCCTTCCTGACCTACTGCATCATGTCCTATACAGCACCGATCGAGCAGTGCGTGAACAAACGCTGCATGACCGCAGTGGACCGAATCAACTTCTATTCGGAGTTCTCGCTTGAAGCGTTCCTGCGGGCTGACAGCTCGGGGCGTGCGAGTTATCTCGCGACGATGGCGCAGAACGGCTTCTACACCCGCAACGAGGGCAGGAGCAAAGAGAACCTGCCGAGCAAGCCCGGCGGAGACGTGCTCACCGTGCAATCAAACCTGGTACCGCTGGATCAGTTGGGCAAGCAAAACGATGGGCAAGCTGTTCGAGCCGCCCTGATGAACTGGCTGCAAGAGCCGGATAGCACCTCTCGGGAGTAATCCATGAAACACAAGATCCAGTCTCGCGGCCTACGCAGCGAGATGAGCCCGCGTGCGCTCGATAAATGGAATCCCGCGATCCAGGCGGCCGTTGAGAACACTTCGGACACCATTACGGTGTACGGGGTGATCGGCGAGGACTGGTATGGCGAGGGTGTCACGTTGAAACGAATAGACGCCGCGCTGCGTGCCATCGGCGAGCGTGATGTCACGGTCTACATCAACTCGCCAGGCGGCGACATGTTCGAAGGCATCGCCATCTATCACCGCCTGCAGGAGCACAGTCACCAGGTTACCACCAAGGTGCTAGGCATGGCGGCCAGTGCTGCGTCGATTGTCTTCCTCGCGGGAAAAAAACGAGAGGTCGCCAGTAGTGCATTCCTGATGATCCACAACTGCTGGACTTGGCTCGCTGGCAACCGCCATTACCTTCGCAACATTGCCGATGACATGGAGGAGTTCGATGCCGCCATGGCGGACCTCTACGCCGAGACCAGTGGCCAAAGTGCCGAGGACATGGCTGAACTGATGGACGATGAAACCTACATCCGTGGCAAGCGTGCCGTGGAACTTGGCCTGGCCACCGGGCTGTTGTCATCCAGCGAGATCACCGAGCGAGAAACCGAAGGGGCCGCTCAGAACAATGCGCTGAAAGCCATGGATGTCGCCCTGGCTAAGGCCGGCATGCCGCGCTCCGAGCGCCGCGAACTGTTCGCCAGTTTCAAGTCCGGTATGCCTCGCGCTGCCGGCGGGGGCACGCACAACGCTGCTCCGCCCGACAAGCCTAGCGCTGTCGCGCCAGACCTCTCCGCCTCACTGAGCGCGGCAACCAATCTACTCAATTCTCTGAAAGGAAAGTGACCATGGACTTTGAAGCCCAAGTCAAAGAACTCAATGCCAGCCTGAAGGGCATTGGTGATCAGATCAAAGCCCAAGCTGAGGCGACCGACAAACAGATCAAGGCGTCCGGCGAGATGACTGCCGAAACCCGTGCCAAGGTCGACGAACTGTTGACCAAGCAGGGCGAGCTCAACGCACGTCTGGGCGAGGCCGAACAGAAGCTGGTAAACGCCAGCCGTGACCGCGGCAACCAGGATGAGCCGCAGAAGTCGGTCGGCGCCCTGGTGATCGGCAGCGAAGAAATGCAGGACATGAACTCGTCCTTCCGCGGGTCGCGCCGCGTGTCCGTGCCGCGCGCGGCCATCACCACCGCAACTGGCGGCGACCTGGTGTCTGCTGAGCGCTTGGCTGGTGTCGTTGCTCCGCCTCAGCGCCGGCTGACGATTCGCGACCTGGTGGCGCCGGGCGAGACGGAGTCGAACTCCATCGAGTACATCCGCGAAACCGGATTCACCAACAACGCGCGGACCGTCGCGGAGAACACTGCCAAGCCGTACTCCGACATCACCTTCGCGCTGACGACCGCGAACGTCCGCACCATTGCCCACCTGTTCAAGGCGAGTCGGCAGATGCTCGACGATGCCAAGGCGCTCCAGAGCTACATCGACGGTCGCGCTCGCTACGGCCTGAACATGGCGGAAGAGGCTCAGCTGCTTTACGGCAACGGCACCGGCGCCAACCTGCAGGGCCTCGTGACTGTTGCTCAGCTGTATGCACCGCAGGCAGGGTTGACGGTAGTGGGTGAGCAACGGATCGACCGTCTGCGCCTGGCGCTGCTTCAAGCTGAGCTGGCCGACTTCCCCTCGGATGGCATTGTGCTGAACCCCATCGACTGGGCAGCGATCGAGCTCACCAAAGATGGTGAGGGCCGCTACATCATCGGCCAGCCGCAGGAAGGCACGAACGCAAAACTCTGGAACCGCCCGGTGGTGTCCACTCAAGCCATGACGCAGAACGACTTCCTCGTCGGCGCGTTCAAGCTCGGCGCACAGATCTTCGATCGCATGGAAATCGAAGTGCTGATCTCGACCGAGAACGACAAGGACTTCGAGAACAACATGGCGACGATCCGCGCCGAGGAACGCCTGGCGTTCGCGATCTACCGCGACGAAGCATTCGTCACTGGTCCACTGGTCACGCCTTAACCCTCCCACAACGTGGCGCCAGAAATGGCGCCCCAATGGAGTATTCCAATGGCACGTAAACAGGAAACATCAGCATCCAAGGGGGAAGCGAACGCTACGGTCTCCACCGTTGACTCCAGCAGTGGCTCTCCTGAAACTACCGGTTCGCCACTTTCGCCTGGCGCTGGGCTTGTTCCAGCTAGCACTGACTCGGGCGACTCGGCTGTCCCCACAGGTGCTACTGGCCATGCGGAAGGAACGGGCCTGGTACCGCCAGAAGGACAAGCAGTCGCTGGCACTGCGCCGGATGTCGTCGCGGGCGATCAGGGTGCCAGCGCCGGCACCGTGGCATCCGAAGAAGCAAGCCAGGCCGCACCAACCTTGGCCGACAGCAGTCCCGGCGCTGATCAGTTGGCGACTGAGGAGCAAGCGGCGCTCAACCCTTCGACTCTTCAGATCTATCCGCTGCGGTCATACATGGATGAAGGCGAGCTTCGCCGTCGCGGCGGCCCGGCGTATACGGCACCGCGCCGGCACGCTGAAGAACTGGTGCAGCGGAATCTGGCCTCCCTCAACCCCCTGAAGGAGTGAGGGTATGTCGGTCATCAGCTTGACCATTGCCCGTCACCACCTTCGCGACCCAGACGATGATGATGAGTACCTTGAGCTTCTGATCGAGGCAGCAGAAGGGCAGGCGATGGACTATCTGAACCGCCGCTTTTACGCCGACCAAGAAGCGCTGGAGCTTGCGGTCGCTGTGGGTGACGCCGGCGAGCGGCCCATGGTCAGCAACAAGCAAATCAGTGCTGCCTGCTTGCTGATCCTCGGCCACCTTTACGCGAACCGTGAGGACGTTGTGATCGGGACCATTGCCACCGAGCTGCCGAAGGGCTCGGCAGCTCTGCTGACCCCGCACCGGATCGGGTGGGGCGTATGAGGGCTGGACCGCTGCGCAACCGCTGCCAGGTGGCGTTCCCGCATGAGGAACGGAACAAGTCTGGTGGTGCGACGGTGACATGGCTGCCGGCGACCCCGCCCATCATGTGGGCGGAGATTCGAACCCCCAGCGGACGAGTCGCCCCCGTGGCTGAGAAGCTGGCGTCCGTGGTTACGGCCGAGATCATCGCCAGACCCCGCGCCGATATTGCTGCCGGTTGGCGAATTACCAGGCGCGGGGTGACATATCAGGTCGAGGCTGTGCTACCGGACAACGACAACACTCTGATGAGGCTTCTGTGCTCATCGGTCCCTAATCCATGAGGTGAATTATGAAGATTCGTGCTTTGGGTCCACTCTCCGGCGCTTCGGGCGATCGCGAGAAGGGTGAAGAATTTGTCGTCGACAAAGCGTATGGCGCTGGCCTTATCGCCCGCGGCTATGTGGAAGAAGTCGTCGAGAGCCCCGCAGTCGCGGACAAGGCCACCAAACCCGGCAAGGTCGATTCGGCCAAGGAGTAGGCCATGGCCCGGCGCTCGAGGTTGCGCGGCGACTTCAAGCTGCGCCGCACGCTCCGCAACATCCACACAACCATGGACAACGAGCTGCGACCCACCATGCAGAAGTGTGCCGACCGCATCCTCGGCACCATGCAGCAGCTGATACCGAAGGACACTGGCGCAGCCGCAGGTGCATTGACCGCGTACGTATCAAAAAGCGGCCTGGACGCCGAGATCGGTCTGCGCGGCAAGCGGATCAACAGGCAGTTTTTCTACATGCGCTTCATCGAATACGGCACCAAGGGCTACTCCGGTTCCATGTACCGCCGCGCAGACATCAATGCGATAGGTGGCCAACACACCAAAAATCGCGACACGAGCCAACTGAGCGGGCGGCGCAACCGTATCCGGCAGCGTGACGTAAAGAACAAGTCTGATGGCGCGCACTTCTTCGGCAAATTCCCTGACATCCCCGCTCGGCCGGCGCATCCATGGCTGCGCCCAGCGCTGCAGGTCAATCGCGAGTTTGTCCTGGCTGAAGTCGAGGCGGCGATCAATCGGACGCTGCGCAAGGCAAGTAAAGGGGCCTGATATGACTGATCCATCACTTGCGCTGCAGGAGGCGATATTCGGCAGACTACAGGCCGAGGTCAGTTGCCCGATCTACGACGGCGCGCCGCTGAATGCGGACATGCCGTATGTGTCGATCGACCGCGAGATTTCCGCGAACAGTAGCCCGATCTCCGGTCGCAAGCGCGAGACGCGCATGGTGTACCTGTCGGTCTGGTCTGACGCGGTCGGCCAGGCTGAGGTCAAGCGCATCAATGGCGAGGTCATCGCTGCGTTGGACGAACGCCGGTTGCCGCTAACTGTCGGCCGCGCGGTTTCTGTTCGGGTGGAACAGTCTGACGCCCAGCGCGATGCGGACGGCGTCACCTATCAAGGCTCGATCACGGTCCGCGTCATCACCACTCACTAACCCAACACCCGGCCGCCCCGCGGCTTTATCCAATGAGCCTTTGGAGGATCCCCCATGGCCGAAGACAACCTCAATACAGCCGCCGGCTGCCGGCTCGCTATCGGCAGCAAAGTTCCCGCCTCAACCGAAGCGGAATACAAGGCCGACACCTACGTCGATGTTGGCGAGATCGAAGACCTTGGCGAGTTCGGCGATACCTTCAGCGCCGTGAACTTCACAGCCCTGAGCAACGGCCGCGTGCGCAAGTACAAGGGCACCGCTGATGCAGGCAACATGACTGTTACCGTCGGCCTGGACAACGGTGATGTTGGGCAGAAAGCGGTCGGGGTCGCGCACAAGGACCGCAGCAAGGGTAACTACAACATCAAGGTCACGCTGAACGATGGCGATCCCGGCGCAACCCCGGCGATTCTGCCCACCACGTTCTACTTCGGTGTGAAGGTGATGAACAACACAGTGGCGGCTGGCTCCGCTGACAATGTGGTGCGCCGCAACATCACCCTCGGTATCAACACCGACATCCTCGAAATCGACGCCGGCCCTGCCGTTCCTTGATCGATGGGGCTGCGGCCCCGTCTCCTGCTGAGACCACTCCATGAGCGAAGCACTACACGGCACCGTGACCCTGGTTATCGGCGCGCGAACCTACATCCTGCGCCCGACCCTTGAGGCAGCGCTGCTGATCGAAACCCGCTTCGGTGGCCTGCGCGGGGCACTGGAAGCCATGCGCTTGATGAGCATCGGTGCCAGCGCCGACATCATCGTCGCCGGCGCCGGTCTGCAGCAGAGCCAGCACACCGAGGTGGCCACTGGCGTGTTCCAAACTGGTGTCGCAAAGGTGTCAGCCGACCTGACCGCGTTCATTACCGTTCTGCTCAACCCTGTTCCGCCGAGCGTTGCTGCCCGGGGAAAGCAAGAGGCGGACAGCACAGCGCAGTGAAAAACGGCAGCTACGTCGACTATCTGTTCGGCGTGGCCACCGGTTGGCTTGGTTGGCCGCCTGACACTGCCTGGAACACCCCGATACCGCAGATCATGCTGGCGCTCGATGCACGCCTTGACTGGACGGGTCGCGGCCAGGGCCAGGCGCCGGGGCGAACCGCAGCGCCCCGGAAGCAGGGAAGCGTTGCGGATAAATTGAAGTCCTTCTTCCGCGGTCGCCGAGAAGAGTAAGTAGCCGCTTTCGAGCGGTTTTTTTGTGCTTGGAGAAATGCATGGCCGACCAACAAGTCCAGGGGATGCTGGTTCAGATCGAGGCGACTACAGCCCAGCTGCGCCGGGAACTAGCGACCGCTGACCAGGTGGTGGCCCGCAGCACCCAGGCGATTGACCGCAACCTGGCGACAGTCGACACGGCATTCGACAGGGCTGGCGCTGCGGCCCAGGGCGCTGGCGTGCTCATGCGCGGCGCATTCGCTGCTGTGGCGGGGGCTGGCCTAATTGGCGGCATCATCAAGCAGGTCGATGCCTATGGGCAGATGTCCGATCGAATGAAGGCTGCTGCTGGCAGTGCCGCCGAGTATCAGCTGGTGCAGGAGCACCTGCTGCAGACCGCGCAAGAGACCTATCGCCCCATGGCGGAGGCGCAAGAGCTTTACATCCGCACAGCCGATGTGATGCGCAGCCTGGGCTTCAATACGCAGCAGACGCTCGATATCACCGATAGCTTCAGCTTCCTGCTGGTCACCAACGCTGCGGCCGCTGACAAGGCAGGTTCTGCGCTCGATGCCTACTCGAAGGCGTTGCAAACCGGCAAGGTCGAGGCCGATGGCTGGGTGGCGATTCAGGGCGCTATGCCGACGATCGTCGATGCCATCGCCAATGCCACCGGCAAAAGCGCTGACGAAGTACGCAAGCTGGGCGTTGAGGGCAAGCTGTCTCTGGAGGCGATCAACACCGGCCTTCTGCGCACCGTGGATGTAAACCGCAAGGCTGCAGCGGATATGTCCACCAGCGTGCAGGATGCACTGGTAAACATCAGCAACGCGATCCAGACGTTCTTGGGCGGCATGGAGGAGCAGACCGGCGCTGTTGCAGGTCTATCGAGCATCCTGATTGCGTTGGCTGATAACGTCGACCTGGTGGCCGTCGCTATGGGCGGTGCGGGCGCTGCCGCGCTGACGCTGTACGTTGCCAAGGCAGGAATGGCCATCAAAGCCGCGCTGGCCCAGCGCGCGGCCGAGATCCAGAACGCGCAGGCTGCCCTGCGTGCCGCCGACGCGCAGCGGATCTATGCACAGGCGCAGGTCCAACAGGCCAAGGCGTCCGTGGCAGCCGCAACCGGCCTGCAGCGGCTTTCGCTGGTCCAGACTCAGCTGATCCCCCGGCAGGCCGCGCTCAAGGCGTCCACCGATGCGCTGGCGATCGCCCAGACCAACCTGATGCGAGCGTCAACCGGTGGGCTGCTCGCGGCGCTCGGCGGGCCAATGGGCCTGGCGCTGATGGCCGGTACCGCCGCGGCTAGCTTCCTGCTGCTGAGAGACAACGCAGACAAAGCCGGGGTCAGCCTCGACGAGCTGCAGAAGCCTGTCGCCCAGCTTCGCGAGGAGTTCGCCAAGCTCAACAAGGACCAGCGCGAAGCCTCGCTGGTGAAGTGGCAGCAGGAACAGGTCAACGCCGCTGACAAGGTCAAGGATGCCTACGGCGACCTGGCCCAATCCATCCGCTCCGCCGTAGTGACAGCGCCTGTGCGCGATTCCGGCGGTCAGTACAATCGGCAGCTGGCTGAATACCAGGGTTTGATTGATCGGCTCAACGAAGCGCGCGCCTCGGGCCAAGGCCTGTCGCCTGTACTTCAGGAGGTAGCAGCGCGTCTGCAACTGCCTGCGTCCACGGTGCAACAGTGGATCACCCAGGCAGGCGCCGTCAGTGACGCTGATCAGCGCACCAATCTGATCGCCGAGACGCTGCGAGTGCTGACTGGCGTCACCGAGCAGAACACCTCGGCTACCCAGGCGAACAACGCGGCCAAGGCCGGTATGAGTGCCGCCGGGCAGACATACCTCGAGACGCTGCAGAAGCAGCTGGCCGGCCTGCAGGACAACGGCGACGCGATGAAGATCGCCAACCGCCATATCGCTGACAACGCTGACCTCACCGAGACGGATCGGCAGGCGATTCTCTCGGCAGCCAGCGCGATCGAGTCGCAGAAGAAGGCCAACAAGGACGCCACCGAGGGGACCAAGGATCGCACCAAGGCGCTCAAGGACGAGATCAAGGCCCTCGATGCGATCATCGACCGCGCGCTGCCGGAGAAGAAGCGGCTGACCGATCTGTCGGAAGGCGTGCAGGGGCTGCGCAAGGCCCAGGCTGCAGGCAAGATCACGGCCGCCGAGATGGAACTCGGCATCAAGAATCTCAACACAGCCTACGCCGACCCGATCATCCAGAAGCGCACCGAGGAAGAGAAGAAGCTCGCCGAACTACGCCGCAACAGCGCCGATGCATACCGCAAGGCCATGGAGATCGTGCTGCAGACACGGCAGGACGCAATCAGTGCGGACGTTGCCGGTGTGGGAATGGGCGACGACGAGCGCGAGCAGGCCGACCGGCTGAACGCGGTTCGCCAGAAGTACGCCGAGTCTCGCCGGCAACTGGAAGAGCAGCAGGAAGATGTGTCGCGCCGGTTGAGCCAGGAGGCCTACCAGCAGCGGCTGGCGGACCTGTCCGACTATCAGGCCCGAGAGCTGCAGATGGAGGTAGACGGCTTTGACGCCCGGCTGGAGGCGCAGCGCGACTATCGCAACGGCGCCAAGCGTGCCTGGGCGAACATCCAGGCTGACGCCGCCAACGTGGCCGGCGCAACCGATGACATGCTCACTGCCGGATTCAACTCGGCCCGCGATGCCGTGGCCGAATTCGCCATGACGGGCAAGGCCAACTTCAAGAGCTTCGCTGTCAGCGTCATTTCGGACATGGCCAGGATCGGCAGTCAGCAGGCTGCCAGCTCGCTGCTCAGCGGGTTGGTGGGGCTCGGGGTGTCAGCGGTTGGCAGCTACTTCGGCAGCGGCGGCGGGAATGGAATGGCGGCTGGCTCAGCTGGGGCCACATCCTCCAACCTTGGCGCGTCACAGGCCGGCTATGGCAGCGCCTATTTCCCACAGGCGCTGGGCGGGGCTTGGAACGGCGGCGTGCAGATGTTCGCCAAAGGGGCTGCGTTTCGCACCAATAACATTCTGAACACACCCACGCCTTTCAGCATGGCCGACGGCGGGCTGGGCGTTGCTGGCGAGGCCGGGCCGGAGGCAATCATGCCACTCGCGCGCGGCGCGGATGGATCGCTCGGGGTTCAGATGGTGGGAGGAGCGGGCGGAGGCTCAACTGTTCTTCAACTCAACATGCCCGTGGCGGTGACGCTTGAGGATCGGAGCAAGGACGGTATGGAGCTGGACAGCTCCGCACTGCAGCAAAACCTAGAGCAGCAGATGCAGGGCGTTGCCGAGCGGGCCATCGCGGTGTCATGGCGCGCCGGCGGGCTCAGTTATCGAAACAGCACAGGAAGACGGTAATGGCCATCGAGACATTCACTTGGGAGCCTGACGATGAGGCGGGCGGCGAGAGCACCTTGCGCACGAGGAAGTCGCAGTTCGGCGATGGCTACGCGCAGGTATCGAGCGACGGGCTCAATGGCGAGACGGACAGCTGGTCCTTGTCGTTCGGGGGCCTGGCGGACGAAATCGCGCCGCCGCTTGCCTTCATACGACGCCACCGCGGCGCGAGGTCATTTCTGTGGACCAACCCCGAGGGCGTGCTTGGGATGTACCGGTGTGAGACCTTCCGACAGCAGCGCAAACCAGGCGGTGTCGTGGTGCTGTCGGCGACCTTTGAGCGGGCGTACCAGCCATGAGCCTGATCACCCAATTACAGAAGCTCGACCCCGGCGCCGAGATCCTGCTGTTTGAGCTGGATGGCTCGGACTTCGGCGCCGACATACTGCGGTTCCACGGTCACGCGATTCCTCACACGCCTGAGGAACTGACCGCGGCTGGTGCTGATGCAGACCAGCTGCCTGCGAAATCCATCTGGTGGCAGGGCAACGAGTATTCAGCCTGGCCAATGCAGATCGATGGCATCGAGGCCAACTCGGACGGCACCGCAGTGCGGCCAACGCTGACGGTGGGTAACGTCAACGGTCGCATCACGGCGCTTTGCCTGGCCTTCGACGACCTGCTCGAGTTTCAGCTGACGATGCGCCTCACCTTGGCGCAGTACCTGGACGCAGCCAACTTCCCCGGCGGCAATCCTGAGGCCGATCCGGCGGAGGAGGCGCTCGAGGTGTGGTTCATCGATCAGAAAATTTCGGAGAACGGCCAGACGGTTGCCTGGGAGCTTGCCAGTCCCGGCGATGTGGGCGGTGAGACGATCGGCCGGCAGATGACGACGCTGTGCCACTGGGCAATGACCAATGGCTACCGTGGGCCGGACTGCGGTTACACCGGCCCGTATTTCGACTTCGACGGGAATCCCACGGACGACCCTGCCAAGGATGAGTGCAATGGCTGCCTGGACACCGGTTGCGTTGTACGTCACGGCCAAGGCAATCAAATTCCATTCGGCGGCTTCCCGGCCGTGTCCCTGATCGCCAGGAGCTGATCATGCGCAAAAACATCCTCGCCGCCGTGCAGCAGCACGCAGCGGCGGAGTACCCGCGCGAGTGCTGTGGACTGCTGCTGGCAGTGGGCCGAAAGCAGATCTACTACCCGTGCACGAACGTGGCCACCGAGCCCACCGAAGAGTTTCGGATCGCGCCGGAGCAGTACGCCGAGGCCGAAGACCAGGGCGAGGTGATCGGCGTTGTGCACTCGCATCCTGATGCGACCAGTCGGCCGTCGCCGCGAGATCTGGCCATGTGCGAGGCAACAGGGCTGCCATGGCACATCCTGTCTTGGCCAGAGGGCGACCTGCGCACCATCACCCTAACGGGCGAAACGCCGCTGCTGCGCCGACCCTTCGTACATGGCGCCTGGGATTGTTGGCAGGTCTGTGCGGACTGGTACCGGCGCGAGTGGGGGTTGGAGTTTCCAGCCTACGTCCGTGAGGATGGCTGGTGGGAGAGCGCCGAGGGGCCGAGTCTGTACGAGCAGGCCTACGAAGCCGCCGGCTTCTACCAAGTGGACAAGCCTCAGCGCGGCGACATGGTCGTCATGGCTGTCGGCCGAACTGCGCACCCGAACCACGCTGGCATTTTCCTAGGGACCGAGCCGGCACTGCCGGGCGAGCAAGCAGATGTGTTCGGGCCAGGCCCGTTCCTGCTGCACCATCTGTATGGCAGGCCGTCAGAAATCATCGTGTTCGGCGGGCCTTGGCTCGACCGGACACGCCTTGTGTTGCGTCATCGGGGCGCAAAATGAAGCTAGGAGGGAAAATTATGCAGAAGTTTCAATGCAAAATTGAGCTTGAAGCTTCGAGTGGTAACCCAGCGTCATGTGGGCTTTCAGTCGGTAGCGAGATAAGATCTGCGCTTGAGTGGGTTCAGCTTGCCGTCAGTCGTGATTGTGATTTGGCTAAAGGGTCACACCCTTCTCTCTTCGTCGAGAACCTCCACGACTCAGTTTCAATCACAATCAATAAGCCGTTGGCGCTGGAGGCGGCAGTAGGGCTCCGGCTGGGGGCCTCAGTTGAATTCGAATAAATAAATACCGTCTTTCGAATCCATCACAAGGCGACCATGGTTCAAAAACGACATGCCGAGCAGGGCATGATACTTTCGGCCATTTTTAGACAGAGGCATCGCTACAAATCTTCCGCGGTAAAGGCGGGTTACGCCGAGTGTCGGGACATCGTAGTCCAAGCTGTAATAATTAGCGTCCACCACCGCACCACTCGCGCCAGATGGATTGGTGACGCCTAGCGCCGTGAACCCCATCTGTTCGGCGAAAGCCTTGTCTATGTAAAGGTGATCTGCACCTGTATCAATCAGCGCTAGACCCATCTGTGGGGTGCCCTGCCAGTCGCCTCCCTGAGAAAGCACTATCTCTATAACGGGTATTATATCTACCTCTTTTGGGGTTTCACTGGTGCTACCGTCGGAATTCAGAAAGCGTACCTTAAGGGTGTTCTCTTCTACCGCAGTCCTGAGTTGCAAAATTTACTCCCTTTTCCAGTCTATTAACTTGCCGACTCCAAGATTTCGCGGTGCTACGCAGTCGAAATACTGGAGGAGCGATGCTACTGATTTACTGAATAATCTGCTTACTGGCATTTCATCCACGCTGGATGCTTGGCCAGCCCGGCTGCTACAGTCCTGCGTTTCAAGGAGGCATGACATGCGGAAAACGATCTTGTTTTTCAGCTTTGCGGTTTTGACGGGGTGTGCAACCTCTGCAACTCCAATCGGGGAGGCCAAGCCCGTTCCTGCCGATGAGCTTTATGCTTTTCAGCAGAAGCCCGCAGCGGGCAGTGGGACTTTGACAGTAGTCCGCGATTCAGGCGCTCTTGGATCAGGCTGTGATGTTGTCGTATACATCGATGGCCGCAAATCGGCCAAAGTTGGCCCCGGTCAGCGGGCGAGCTTTTACCTACAGCCAGGCCAGCCTAACATCGGGATTGGTCTTGCGGAGTCAGGGCTTTGCAGCGGAATGGCTGTGCGCTCGATAACCGGAAAGGTGGAAGCTGACCGGACAAGCCTGTATCGAATAAGCGGAGATGCTGGTGGCGTCTACATCGGTCCGTTTATTGACTACCGCTAACTCAACCGCCTTCGGGCGGTTTTTTCATTTTGGAGAGATCATGATCGCGACTGCTGCGCACTATCAACCTATGACCTCGATCAAACTGTCGGGATCCCTCGCACAGAAGTTCGGTAGGCTGCATCGACGCTTGCTCGAAGAGGGAAGCGTAATTGAGGTCTTTCGTGCATTGAAAGCTACAGTGCCAGGGTTCGAGGATGAGGTTAAACGGCTCAGTAGCCTTGGTATGCGCTTCGCTATTTTTCGCAACCGGCGAAACGTCGGCGAGGGCGATCTATCGAGAGGCGGAGCCCGCGAAATTCGTATTGTGCCGGTAATCGGCGGTAGCAAGCGTGGTGGGATTCTCCAGACGATACTGGGCGCTGTAATGATCGTTGCGGGTCTTTTCTTCTCTGCAACCCCGTTCGGTGCACCGCTAATTGGTGCGGGTATTGGGCTCGTGGCCGGCGGCGTCATCCAGATGCTGAGCCCGCAAGCCAAAGGACTCTCCCAGAGCGGCAGTCCTGCGAACATGCCTTCATACGCTTTCGGCTCTGCGAAGAACACGACGGCAAGCGGTAACCCGGTCCCTATCTGTATCGGCAAGCGCCGCTGGGGCGGAGCGATTATCTCCGCCTCGATCTACGCCCAAGACAAGGCGTAGCAGCACGAAACAACATCAGCCGCCTCGAGCGGTTTTTTTACGCCTGGAGGAAAGCATGGGCGCAGCAGCTCACCTGGTGATTGCCGGGCAAAAAGGTGGCGAGAAGAAGCCGAAAACCCCGGTAGAGGCGCCGGACAGCCTGCGCTCGACCAACATTGCCAAGATACTGCTGGCGGTGGGCGAGGGGGAGTTCGATGGGACGCCGACCGCGCGGGACATCTACCTCGACAACACGCCGATCATGGATGCCAGCGGCAACCTCAACTTCCCGGGTGTGAAGTGGGAGTGGCGACCTGGCAGTGTCGAGCAGGAGTACATCAAGGGCATCCCGTCGATCGAGAACGAGACCACGGTCAACGTCGAGCTGCGCAGCGATAACCCCTTCACGAGAGCGCTGAGCAACACCCAGCTTTCCAGGCTACGTCTGCGATTCGCCTGGCCGCGCTTGGCGAGGCAGGACAAGAGCAGTGGAGACACAAACGGTTACCGCATCGAGTACGCGATCGATATTGCGACTGATGGTGGATCGTTTGTAGAAGCACTTCGCGGAGCGGTCGACGGCAAGACTACCTCTGGCTATCAACGATCTGAGGCGGTAGACCTGCCACGGGCCACCACGGGGTGGTCGTTTCGAGTGCGTCGGATCACGCCCAATGCAAACGACGGCCTGATCGCCGACACGATGACCATCGCGGGTTACACCGAGATCATCGACCAGAAGATCCGCTATCCCAACACCGCGCTGCTCTACATCGAGTTCGACGCCGAGCAGTTCCAGAATATCCCGGCTGTGACCGTCAACTGCAACGGCCAGCGCTGGCCGGTACCGAGCAATTACGATCCCGTGACCCGGACCTACACCGGCGTGTGGGACGGCACTTTCAAGCAGGCCTGGACGAACAACCCGGTTTGGGCCACCTACGGCCTGTGCGTCAACGATCGCTTTGGCTTGGGCAAGCGAATCCAGCAGTGGATGGTCGACAAGTGGGAGATGTACCGGATCGGCCAGTACTGCGATCAGCTGGTGTCGAACGGCGTGGGCGGCATGGAGCCGCGCTACCTGTGCGACCTGAACCTGCAGGGCAAGGCCGAGGCCTGGACGCTGCTACGCGACCTGTCCGCAATCTATCGCGGGATGGTGTACTGGGCGCAGGGCTCGCTGTACATGCAGGCGGATATGCCGCGCGCGCAGGACATCGACTACACCTTCACCCGCTCCAACGTCATTGACGGCGACTTCGTTTACGGCGGCGCCGGGCGCGACACGCACTACAGCCGAGCGCTGATCAGCTACGACAACCCGGCCAACAACTACGACACCGACGTCATTCCGGTGACCGACAACGCATTGCAGCGCCGGTACCGGGATCGGCCAATTGAGATCTCTGCCATCGGCTGCACTCGGGCAAGCGAGGCTCAGCGCCGCGGTAAGTGGGCGCTGCTGAGCAACAACCAGGACAGAACCGTTTCCTTCAAGACCGGCATGGAAGGGGCGAACGTGTTGCCGGGCTTTGTCATTCCGGTGGCCGACGAGCTGGTCGCCGGCAGGCCGAATGGCGGGCGCATCTCCGCTGTCGCGGGCCGTACCGTGACTCTGGACCGTGACACGCCAGTGAAGGCGGGCGACCGCCTGATCGTCAACTTGCCGAATGGCACCGCCCAGGCGCGGACTGTGCAATCTGTCGCTGGCCGCGCCGTGACGGTGACCACGGCATACACTCTGCAGCCCGAGCCGCAGTTGCAGTGGGCGATCGATTACAGCGACCTGGCCGTGCAGCTGTTCCGCGTGCTCAAGCGCAAGCGTACGACCGAAGGCGAGTACGAGTTCACCGCGCTGGAGTTCAACCCGAGCAAGTTTGCAGCGATCGACAACGGCGCCAAGCTGGAAGAGCGCCCGATCAGTGTGATCCCGATTACCACGGTGCCCGCGCCGGCCAGCGTCACCCTGACCTCTGGCTACGCGGTTGACCAAGGCATTGCGGTCAGCACCATGACGATCGAGTGGCCAGCTGTCGAGGGCGCGGTCGCCTATGACGTTGAGTGGCGCAAGGACAACGGCAACTGGATCCGTTTGCAGCGCGTAGGGACGACATCTGTCGATATCACCGGCATCTACGCCGGCGCCTACCTGGCGCGAGTTCGGGCGGTGAGCGCTTTCGACATCACGTCGATCTGGCGCGACTCCATGCTCACCGAGCTGGCTGGCAAAGAAGGTCTGCCGCCAGCAGTCACGCACCTCACGGCCACTCCTCTTGTCTATGCCATCGGCCTGGCTTGGGGATTCCCGGCTGGCGCCGAGGACACCCAGCGCACCGAGATCTGGTACGGCAAGACGAACTCACGCGAGGCCGCGACTAAGCTGGCGGACTTCGCCTATCCGCAGCAGGACCACACACTGCAGCTCGGCGCCGCCGGCCTGCAGTTCTTCTTCTGGGCGCGCCTCGTCGACCGTTCCGGCAACATCGGGCCTTGGTATCCCGCCGTCGCGGGCGTGCCGGGGGCGTCCAGCAGCAACCAGTCGGAATATGAGGAGTACTTCAAGGACAAGATCGGCAACGGCGCGCTTTATCCAGCGCTACGCCAGGACATCGCGTTGATCTCTGGACCACCCACCATGCCCGGGTCGGTGAACAACCGGCTCCACGCTATCAACGATCAGCTGCAGGAGCAGATCGACAGCATTGCAGACCTGGCTGACTCGATGCCGTACAAGCCAGACCAGATCTACGCGATTGACCAGGGCGTGCTGGGCGACGACGGCAAGCTGTACCAAGCCAAGAAGGCGGTACCGGTCAACACCCCGCCGCCGAACACCACCTACTGGACCGATGTTGGCCAGGCGGTGCGCACGGCAGATGGCGTGGCCGCGCGGGTGTCCACGGTCGAAACCAAGGTCACCGAGCAGGACGGGAAGATCACTGCGCAGGCGCAGCAGATTGAGGGTGTGAAGACGAGCCTAGCAGGCAAGGCCGATGCTACAACCGTCGCCTCGCTGAGCAACACCGTCGCCCAGCAAGGTACGACGATCACTGCTCAGGGCACTGCACTCACGAACATCCAGGCCTCCATCGGCCAGCAGGCGGACAACCTGCTGGCGCGCGGGAGCTTCGAGGATGGGCTGTTCGCGCCCTGGACAACGAGCGCTTCAACCCTCACAGCTGTTGAGACGGTGACCGTTGCAGGAACCTCGGCAGGTAAGGCGATTGCCTTTATGGGTAATAGCTTCGCAGGCGTGGGCGCGCCCATCATGACCGCCAGCGGACAGCAGTTCGATTTGTCTGCGGACGTGTGCCGGGAGTTCATGAGCGCAGGCCAGACGACGCGCTTCCAGATGCAGTTCTACGATAAGGCCGGCACCAACCTAGGTTACTTCAACGCCTTCATTGCCGCCGCTGGAGGCACTGGGTTCCAGCCGTTTAGCGGCCGGATCACTGCGCCGGCAGGCGCAGTAACAGCGAGGTTCGTGACCAGGACGGAGACCTCAGACGGAGTGGGTAGGTCTTTGTGGGCCAACATGCTCGCGCGTCGCGTGACTGCGGCGGATGCTGCCAACGCATCTGCAACCTCGGCCCTCGATGGTCGCGTCACGCAGACGGAGGCTGGCTTGTCCGTTCAGGGTATGGCAGTCACCCAGTTGCAGAGCACCATCAGCGGAATAGGTGGTTCCGGCTCGAACCAGATGCCGGCCGAGTATTCCGTATTTAACTCCGTCACTGCTCCCGCGATGACAATTGGCGGCGCGATCGCACCTTCAACGCTCGCTGACTCTGCGACTCAGGGCGGGTACGCGCTCAAGCTAACCAGCGCTGATGCATCGACTACGTCCGCCGTCTACATGCATACCTCCAACTCGCCAGGTGTGCTGGGGTCGTTCCCGATGAGCTATCTGAACGGGAAGTACATCGTCTCGTTCTATGCCAAGGCCAACGTCACTGGGCGCCAGGTTCGATTCTGGCTGCGGGCATTGAACAGCGCCGCCTCTGCGCAGAACTCAGCGATGGCAGCAGTTACCCTCACTGATGTCTGGGCTCGCTACTCGGCGGTGATCGACCTGTCCAATGCGGCGACGTTCTCGGGCAACCGGATGGTCTTCGCCGTTCAGCCCAACCTTTCAGGGGTTTCAGGTACCGAGATTTCCTTCGACCGCATCATGATCGAAAAGCAGATCGGCACTTCAACCGCGCCATCGGTTTATGTGACAGGCAACAGCGCGGAGTCCATCAGGGCTCAGGCCACCGCCATCAACCAGATGAACACCTCGCTGACTCAGCAGGGAACGGCCATCACCGCGCAGGCGGAGCGGCTGGACGGGATCTACGTCCAGGTCAATCCCGAGATGGAGGGCGATTCGTCCGGCATGGCTGGCCAGCAAGGCAGCCTTGTCGGTGTGTGGACCGAGCAATCGGCGCGCACGGACGAGTTCATCGCCACCGGCAAGCGAGTCGATACGGTGCAAGCCCAGTTCGGCGAGGTCACCGCTTCGGTGCAGACCATCAGCGAAACGGTTGCCGGCGTCGACGGCAAGGTCTCAGCCATATCCTCCTGGAAGACCGAGACCAACGCCAACGGCCGGCGGGTGGCCACCGGCATCGTGCAGGGTAGCAACGGGGAGGAGGGCGAGATCCTGCTGATGGCCCAGCGCCTGGCGATTGTCGACGGGGTGAATGGCGACATGGTCCTGCCGTTCGTTGTTCAGAACGGCCAGGTCTTCATCAACCAGGCTGTGATCAACACCGCATTCATCCAGGAGATCGTAGCTGGGATGACGATCAGGTCGGAGACGCTGAACGCGCAGGGCCTGCCTCTCCTTGAAATCAACTTCAAGGCTGGCACATTCATTCTGCGCGGCCAGAGCGCTAATGGCTCAACCCTCATTACCAACGGCCAGGTCAATACCTACTACGCGAGTGGTAACCCAGCAACCAAGATGGGTATCGGCATATGAGCACAGGCTTTCTGGCGTTCAAGGAAGATGGCACTGTCATGACTGACATGACAGTTTTCATCAGTCAGACCATGGGTAGTGTTATCACTAATGGCGCAAATGGGAGCGCAACGCTCCCAAGCCTCCCCCCCGGGAAATCCCGGTTTTATATGATCGTGGCCTTGGTAGATTTGAACAGGGAGAGGGGAAAGAAGCCAGGTGTGACAATATCTGGCAACGCCATGACGTGGGCTTATTCCTACAGCACAAACGGCTGGGGATACTTCTCCGCCAACTGCAGAATCTTCTACGGATATTACTAATGACAGGCAAGTTTGTTGCGTACAAGGAGCAGGATCAGACCCTACTGTTTGATACCGAAAGGATTTGCTATGGCTTGAAAAAAAGCGGCTACTTGCAGCTGATCGCCTACTGGCCGATGAAATATTTCAGGTCAGCCCAATTGGACCCCAATAACGGCGCCAACTGGGCTGAGAGTGCGGCGATAGAACCGATCTACGGAATCTCGCTTAGCGGTTGGAGTTCGCCGATGGCGTTCCTGGTGGGAGACGGCAGCCCATGCGGCGAAATGCTGGAGAACGGCGTCAAGACCCTGTTGTTTGTTGGAGCCTCAGCAAGCACGAAGTGCTTTGTATTTGACCTGATGAGCGATACCGGTCCGATCACCGGCATGAAATGCTTTAGGGAATCTGACGGTGGGTTGTCATTCAACTCGTCGCAGCCGCCCCTAAACGTAATTGCCTCAGTCCGAGCACCTGACCCTGGTCCTCCGGTCGTATCAGGTAGCGACTATCGATACACGGCATACGCTGGCGGCTACAACTCAATAAGCAACCCAGGGCGCCCAGTGATGAAGTCGTATGTTGATGTGCCCTTGGGTGGCGGAGAGCTGGCAGCATGTATCAACTTTACAAGAAGCGCAGGGTGCAATGGGTCGAACTCTGGCCTAGGCGGGTATGAATATGGATGTCAGGAAGGCGCCTTTGGTTATGTTGGGGGCGTGCGTTTCATGTTCACCATCGCCGCTGTCACAACTCAGTCCGCTACAGGCGGTGCACCTTATAACTACTGGCGACAGATACCGCTAGATAGATTCCCTACTGCACTTGTCGTCAGAACTACTGGGCTTCCATTTCCCTTCAATTGAGTTGACCAATCATGACCAAACAAGTAATCAATCTCGGTACCGCCCCGGCGGGCGCCGGCGGTGATGATCGGCGCAGCGCCTGGATTAAAGCGCGCGCTAATTTCACCGAACTGTACAACTGGCTCGCCAACCTCTCTCAAACTGACGATCAGGCAACCGCGCTCCCAGCTGCTCTGCCTGTGGCCAAAGGGGGCACGGGGCGCGGGACCCTGGCGCTGCTGCTGGCCGATCTCTTGGGCGCGGGGGCATACGGGCGCGCGAATGCGCTGGGGACTGTCAGCCAGGCGAGCGGGGTACCGACCGGAGCGCTGATGGAGTTTGGCTCCAACGCCAACGGCCAGTACTACCGCTTCGCCAATGGCTTGCAGGTTTGCATCAACCAGCCGTCTACCACGCTTGCGCTGGGCGCAAATGATATAAAAAACATGACGATCAACTTTGCCGCAGCGTTTTCAAGCCGGACCTTTTTCGCACACGTTCAGGGGTCGCCGAACGCTTCAGCTGATTGGTACGGATGCATTTATGTGGCAAACGCCAGCGCGCTGTCGATCACGCCTGTATTCCGGAATGGTCCAAACGCGCAGTCTATTGTGGAGATCACAGCCGTGGCTGTAGGAAGGTGGTATCAATGAGACTCAGCTATTCACCAGCACGAATGGACGAGCGTCTGAACCTCAGTCGTTACGGCGATATCATCATCGTCAACGGTGCTGAGCTAGATTTCCGCCCGCTTCCAGAGGGAGCAGTATTGCCTCAGGAAGCGATCTCATCGGAGTGGTTTGCAGGTCCGGTCGAACGGATCAATGGAATGCTACACGTGGTAATCAAGCTACCCCACGGCCAGAACGCGCCAGAGGATGCACGATTCCCCGCTTCGGTATTTCTGGATCGTGACGGGCCGGTGAGCCTTCCCGCCTATGAAATTATGCCTGCCGCGAATGCAGAAACAGGTCAGCAGGAGACTGGCGATGAGTAACATTGATTGGAGCATGGTGATCACTGCAGAAGTGCGAAGCGCCCAAGAGCGTGCGTCTCTGCTGGCAAGCATCGCGGCAGACATCGCCAGCAGGCGCGCCATCGCAGACCAGGCTATCGCACCGCTTCAAGACGCGGTCGATCTCGACGAGGCGACCGATGCCGAAGCTACCGCGCTGAAGGCCTGGAAGCGCTTCCGCATCGCCTTGAATCGACTGCCCGAGCAAGATGGCTATCCCGCCACCATCGACTGGCCAGCGCCGCCGGCCTGATCCACCCACCGCTTGAAACCCAACCGCCGCCTGGCGGTATTTTTTTGCCTGGAGAAAGGCCATGCCCTTCATCGTCATCAATTCGAGCAACAACTTCGATCCTGTTCACCAGAACGAATTCGCCACCGAGCAGGAGGCTGACGCCGCCGCGCGCGAGCTGCTCAAGGCCCAGCCGGCGGCGATCGTGCGCACCGCGCAGGTGATCAAGCGTTACAGCGCCCAGGTTCGCGTCACCGCGCAGGACGCGGGCGAGGCGGTGGTGGAAGCGCCGGCAGAGGAGGCTGCTGAATGAGCACTCCCCGCGGCGTACGCAATCGCAACCCCGGCAACATCGATTACAACCCACGCAACGACTGGGTCGGCCAGACCGGCAAGGAGCCGAAAGGCCGCTTCGCCATTTTCGATACAGCAGAGAACGGCATCCGCGCCCTGGGAAAGTTGCTGATTGCATATCGAGGCAAGGACGGTATGCCTGGTGTTGGCGGGAAGGGCATAGACACGGTGCTCGAGACCGTAAACCGCTGGGCGCCGAGCAACGAGAACGACACTCAGGCTTATGCCCTGGCCGTGGCCAATCGTATCGGCGTGCGTACCACTGACCCGATCGACATCAAAAACCCGACGGTACTGCGCGGAATGGTGGTGAGCATCATCATCCACGAGAACGGCGGCAACCCGTATGCGGCGGCGGTGATTGATGAGGGCGTGCGGAGGGCGCTGGCATGACGGGATGGGCGCTGCGCCTGGCTGGCGCCGGGCTGCTGATCCTGCTGGGCATGGCCGTGGGCACCTGGGGGGCTACCCGCCATTTCCGGCCGCTGCTGGATGATCAGCAGAGCAAGGTCACCCAGTGCACCGCCGCGCGCGACAACCTGACCGGCCTGGCCCAAGAGCAGGGGAAAGCCCTCGGCGACCTGATGCTTGCCGCCGCCAACCGTCAGGCTGTCGCCGAACAAGCCGTGGGCGTAGCCAAGGCCAGCGCCGACGCCGACTACGCCGCGGCGAACCGTCTGCAGCAGGAGCGAACCGGTGGTGACCAGTGCGATGCAGCCACTTCGATCATCGACAAGGAGCTTGGCCTATGAAAATGCATGTGTTGCAGGTGCTGCTGTCCGGCCTGCTGCTGGCAGGATGTACAGCAAAGACGCCGCCGCAGGTCCAGTACGTGCGTGTCGAGGTTCCGGTGCAGGTGCCGTGCCGGGCGCCGGAGGTGGCGGTTCCTCCGTGGGCTGCGGCTGGCCTGCGCAAGACCGACAGCCTGGAGGTGAAAGTGAGGGCGCTGCTGGCTGAGCGTCGACAGCGGATCGGCTACGAGAGACAGCTGGTGGCCGCTGTCAGCGCCTGCATGTAGCCCTGGCTGCGCAAAAGATCTGCCTCAGCTCCGCTGAGCATCAGTTGCCTTGTGGCAGAAGTGCTTGGATACTCTGGCCAAGCTGGTTCCAGAGTGATGGCGGGGCTCCGGTAGCTATGGATATACCATCAGCAACGGCGCCGAGAACAGAAAAGAGCTTGTTGCCAAGGTCAGAAGGTAGCGACTCTTTGAATTGTGAGTCAGTGAACATATGACCTGCCACAATTTCAATTGATTCCATCACTGGTACTACGCCGCTGAAGTAGTAATCGTCTAGAGAGGAGACAATTCTTCTCAATGATTTCACAAGGTACTCCTTGACCTTGAGCTCGAGATCCCTGCTTTTCACGTCATTAATAAGATCTTCTAGGGTGTTTTGGAAATCGGCAATTACCGATTGGTCGAGCTGCGGAGGTGAGGATAGCGCGAGCATCTGATCCATTACCTCGAGGAAATTGTTTGCAGAGCCTGAGTAATTCGTGGTGAAAGTGGAGATTTGGCTGCTCAGTGACTGCCTTGTAAGGGCTGACATCAATTTGTGATGCCAAGTGGTAGCCTGCGATTTGAGCGCCGGAAATTTTTGATTCATCAGTTCGACTGCCTCGGCCGGCATTGCGATGAACTGTCCCAGCCTGATGAGAAGGGTTCCTTCGTCGGTGCTATCCACACCTAGGGCTTGTCCCCAAGCTTTCTTAGCATCGTTGGTACCGTGCATCTCATCAATCTCTTTCAGTACGCGCAGCGTGCGCGCCGCAGGATTGTCAGTAATCATCTGTTCCATGTGGAGGGTCTCATCAAAGCTGGTGAGGCGTCTGCGCTTGCGACGCGTAGTACTGGTTGCAGAATGCTATCAAAAAACATGGGGAATTTTGGGTTAATGAATCCCCGAATTGTGTGGAACCCGGTTGCGTCTTCCTGTGTTTAATCGCCTGATTTCACTAGATTTTGCGATTTTATTCTAGAGGAAATTGAAGGCGAAAACGGATTCGAAATCCGTTGTGCTGGCTATTCGGCATTGATCCTTCGCGGTTTATCGTGAGTTTTTCGCTCGTCCGCAGCCGTGTAGCCAGCCGTAGCTTTCGTTGCGAATGACGTATTGATGCCAGGCCATGCTGGACCAGCAAGCCACGGAAACAGTAAGGGTGTTTCACGAGGCAAGAGGTGGGTGCTCAAGCTCCTGTAGTTGAGCGGGAACGGCACATTTTTGAGGTCCATACACAGGCGGTCACTGGTGACCAGCTCAAAGCCTTTAGCGGCAGAGTCTCGCCCGCGCATTGATCTTTGCCCGCCAGGCGGTGATTGCCGGCGGCGGCCCCCGGTCTTACGATACTGTTTTTATATACAGTATTGGGTGCCGCCATGTCACAACACTTACCTGCGCTTTGGGTCGCTGAGCTCGATGATGTCGCGGCCTTGACCGACGACCCCGAGGGAAGAGCGGCTGTACTGGAGGTCATGGCCCTGGCCGCTCACCGCAGAAAGGAGGTCGACGCCGACCAGCTCGCCGACATGCTCGAGCTGGCAGAGGCGGCTCGTCTCTACGGCCTTGAGGCTGGCCAGCTATGCAGTCCGTGAGTGCTTTTGCTGCAGCCGAAGACCTGCAGGCCATTTCCCTCGACGAACTGCTGCAGGTGCGCGCACCCAGCGTGTATCTGGTCAAGATCGACGGCGACAGCATGGAGGGTGCCGGGATCTTTGATGAGGACGTGGTGATCGTCGACAAGGCGATCGATGCGCGGGCCGGCCACATCGTCATCGCGGCTGTGAACGGCGAGCCAGTCTGCAAGCGGCTCGACTATGTTGGCCGGCAGATCGTGCTGCGCTCGGAGAATCCTCGGTACGCGCCGCGGTTCATAATGGAGGGTGACGAGTTCTCTGTCTGGGGCGTGGTTACCTACAGCCTGCGCAGCCATGGGCCGATGTCATGTACTTCCTGATCGTCCGGCGGCGCAAGCTGGGCGTGGCCATCCCGAGTGATCAGCTGGGGAAGATCCAGGCCCTGAAGGCAGACATTCACATCGGCGATCACCACAGCGCGCCGCTGGGCAGGGTGTCGACGCAGGCCTGGGTGTTTACTCATTCGCCCGGCGCCGATGTCATCCCGCGGCTACACGATGCGAAAGTGAATGGCATGGCCCAGCTCGGCATCAATATCAATGGCGTGGAGGAGGTCGACGGCGTGCTGTATGCGCAGTCGTGGTGGTGCAGAACGGTGTAA